CGTGGGTCGCAATCCATGAGGTTGTCGGGCATGGCGGGCTGCGCATGCTGGATGCAAAGGTGGCAGAGCATATCGACACCTTGGCGAAGAACACTACCGTAGCAAAGCTGGCGCGTGCGATTGCGGTTGACCGCGGCGAGACGTTCGACAAGGCAACGCATACCGAAGAGGCGATTGCGGAGCTGGCGGCGGCCTACTTCACCAATGGCGAGAAGGAGCTGATTGACCGCTACGGCGTAAAGGCTACAGGCATCGCCAAAGATGGATTGCGCGGCATTGTGCAACGCATGATCGACACGATCCGCCGTGTTCTGGCTGTGGTGATGGGTAAGAAGATCGACGCGGTATCGGATGCCGATGTGCGCAGCGTGATTAACGCGGCACGCCGGGCAGTGGAAGGTACGGAGCAAGCTGATGGGTATGGCGAACCAGGCTATGCTCTGGCATCGCGCGGCAAGCAATCCGCCGAATCTTTCGCCCGTATGGCGTTGGAAGAACTGACTTCCGAGAACGATTCCGTGTTCGCTTACAAAAAGACTTCCAGCAAGTCGATAGACGGTGCGATTCTGGATGTTGTTGATGGCGCAGAATTCATGGGAGAAGATACCCGCCAGGATGAGCGTACCGAGTCACATGCGGATCGACGCTATGTCTTTAAGACACTTAATGGAAAGCCATTCTATGTGTACGAGACGGATGCCGGAGAAGTATGGATCGATGTAAGCAGACTGGAAACCGGCAGCGGTGGAGGGGCAATCTATGCCGCTATCGGAAACTACGCTTTCAACACCGGCAAGCGCTTCATTGGTGACCCGTTCGGTCTATCCCCGGAAGCGGTGATCAGGCGCACCCATCACATGCTTTCATCGGCACTGCGCTTTGGTACGACACGCCACTTGGATGCGGCCAAACAACAGGTATGGGGGATGCCGGAAGATGGGGTTGAACCGCTAGATTGGCGTGGCTCTGACATTGACAAAGTGGAGGCGATGATCCACACTCTCATCGAGACGGCAGAGGAAATAGCGCCATCCATAAAGGATTTTCATTATGACTTCCAATCTAGTCAATTCAAAGACAAAACCGGAACAGTTGTCTCCGGCGCGGACATCGCGCGGCTGGTTCAAGAGAGAGACGGAGGTAACGCCGAAGACCTTGGAATTGGCACGAAAACAGCACGTCGTGTTACGGTGCTGCGATCCTTACTGGCGGCGGATAGCAAAGGCGCATCCGGGGGGCGAAGCGGCATATTGGAGCAGCTTCTCCATTGGAGCGATTCATCCATCCCAGAAAACCTTGAAGGGCTTTTCTCCAGAAGCCCTGGCAAAGATGTCCTACATGGAGATCGTGCAGGCGATGCAGGAACGTCAAGCACGGCACTAGAATCATCTGAAGCGCCGTTATCAAGCCACGCACCGTCTGTCACCAATCCGCTTAATCTGAATACCACCGCAGCGCAGCCTGCCAATTCTTCCATCCCGGAAGAAACTGAATTCCAGACGCGCCAGCGCCAGGTTCAGGACAAGATGAACCGCTTTAAGGTTCTTCAGGCGTGGCTCAACCATAAAGGCGTCAAGCTGACCGACAAGGCCAACGTGCATGAGGTGGAAAACCTGATGCACGCGAAGATTGCCAACCAGACGCAGGACTTCCGCGACCAAGTTGAGGCTCCACTGTTGGAGCGCGCAGCAAAAGCCGGGTTCACGCTGGAGCAGATTGCCGATTATCTTGAAGCGCAGCACATCCCGGAAGCAAACGCGCGGATGCGCGGAATTCACCAGAACGCGAACGCCACCGCCAACGGAATCACCGATGCAGAGGCTCAAGTAACGCTGGCGCAGTTCCAAGCCATGCCGAAGTTCGCCGAATTCACGAAGCTGGCTGACGAGTTCCGCGCCATCGGCGATGAGACGCTGGACATGCGCCTGCGCGAAGGGCTGATTTCGCGCGACCAGTACGATGCCTATAAGGCGACATTCAAGCATTGGGTGCCGCTGCGCGGTGACGGCAAGAAGCCAGGTGTCGGCAAGGGATTGTCTGTCAACGGCAAAGAGAAGCGCCGCCTCGGGCATGGAGAGCGCGAGGGTGGTGAGTACATCATCGAGAACTTGCTGATGGATCGTGAGCGCGCAATATACCAGGTCGAGCATAACCGCACGGTGAAGAGCATCATCCAGTTTGCGCTTGAGGCCAAAGAGCCGGACATGATCACCGTCGGCAAGCCCGAGAAGCGCCAAGTGCTGAAGGATCAGTCGGTCTTTGAGGTGCAGCACAAAGGCAAGATGATGCGCTCATTCAGTTCCGAGAACGACGCCAAGGCATTCATCAACCAGGCTATCGCGCTGTCGTCGCAGAACAAGGGCGGCGGCATGGCGCGGTCGAACTTCGCCATCGCCAAGACCAGCGACCCGATTGTGGTGATGCAAGCCAGTCCGATGCTGGCCGAGAATGAGATTCAAGGCTACGTCGCTGGGCATACCATCCGCATCCAGCTCAATGATGAGTTGCTGGCGCGCGCGGCAACCAATATGGGCGTAGATCAGCTTAATATGCTGCTGTCGGCTGCCCGCACGATCAATATAGGTCTATCTAAGGTCTACACCGCATATTCGCCGGACTTCATTTTTCGCAACGCTACCCGAGACTTCATCGCCGGAACAATCAATCTGACCGGCGACATGGGGGTGAAAATGGCCGGGAAGATTTATCTGAACTACGGCAAGGCGGCCAAAGAACTGTTCATCGCGCGCAATGACCCGCGCAAGAGCGCATGGGTGCAGAAGTACCGCGCAGCCGGGGGCAATACTGGGGCGGCCTACTTGTCCGATATTGAGCGGGTAGGGAATGACGCGCGCGCGGCCATGTATGAGCGCATGAAAGCGCTGGATGTGTACCGTACTGTATACGGGAAGCTGATTTCCGAAGGGCGTGGCCAAGTCTATGCTCATGCCTCGGCGGCGATGCGTTCTGGAATCTCAAAGTTTGGCGCGATCCCAGTTGTCGGCCACTTCCTGACGCTGATTGAACATCTGAATGCCGTCACCGAGAACGCTCTGCGCCTGGCTACCTACATGACGCTGGTGCAAAACGGTTATACCGAACAGAAGGCCGCATCGGCGGCAAAGAACTCCACGGTGAATTTCAACCGCAAGGGCGAGATCAGCAACGTGGCTGGTTCGCTGTACCTATTCTTCAACCCATCCGTACAAGGTTCTGCACGCATGTTCGGATCGTTGCTGAAATCTGAGCACAAGGGGCAGGCGCAGGCAATGGCCGGGATGCTGGCCTTTGCAGCATTTGCGCTGGCCGAGCTGGGGCGCGGTGGTGATGACGACGACGAACGAAAATGGAAGAACATTCCAGACTACGTGAAGGATCACAACATGATCCTGAAGTTTGGCGATCTGCAATGGACGATACCGGTGCCGTATGAGTTCGCGCCGTTCCATGTCCTTGGTAACTCAATATCTGATGCCGTGCATGGGGAGAGTGGCTGGAAATCTGCGATAAAGGTACTCAAGTCGATTGTTGATAACACCACCCCGCTGGGCGATCCGTTCACCGGTGACGGCAAGGACGGAGCCAACCTGTTCCAGATGACGCCGACACTGGTGAAGATGGCGCTGGCCCCACATGAAAATGAAAACTCATTCGGCGCACCGATTCAGCCGGAGAAGGCCAGCTACAGCAAGAACAAGCCGGACAGTCAAAATATGTTCCGCAATACCAAGGGCACGCTGTACTCGGGTGCAGCAGAATGGATGAACGAAGTCACTGGCGGATCGAAGTACCAGCCTGGCGGAGTTGATGTGTCTCCCGAGACGCTGAAGTTCTGGGTATCTTCGCTGACTGGCGGAGCCGGGCGCTTCGTGACTGACTCAATCGGCGCTGCGTATGGTGCAACTGAAGGTGTCGCGCCTGACTTGCGCAGCACACCCATTGCCAGGGTATTTGTCCGCGAGCCTAGTGTGGCGGACGCACGCTCACGGTTCTGGGAAGCGACCAACGAAGCCAAGCAAGCAGCAGACGCTTTTGCCATGGCGAAGAAGGGGCACGACGGCAGCGCGATGAAGGAAATTCGTGATGCCGACAACGACCTGATTCAACTGTCCAGATTCGCCGACCATATGGGGAAGGCTGCCGCGAAGAAGCGTGACCTGATCGACCAGATTAGAATGAATGATCAGATGCCGCTGGCGCAGAAGCGTGAGCAGATGAAAGAGATCGAGCAGAAGGAGCAGGAATACTACGACCGATTCCTCAAGGTGTTCGACCAGAAGCAGAAGGCGCGGAAGGACAAGGCGGCGTAGTGCGGTTTCAAAGCCTGCTTGCCAGATTCTCTGCGCTCTCATTGTAGTATATCATCAACATTTTTAGGTCACGGTGCCCGACCATACGCGCCAGCGCTAGCACGTCGAGCTTCTTTGCCAGCCGAGTAATCGCGGTATGGCGCAGGTCGTGGAATGTCAGCCCTTCGACTTCCGCCATCTTCTTCGCCTTGCGGAAATTGGCGTCTATCTGCGCGGTGGATAAATTAAACACCACGCTTTCGGTTCCCATCTGCCGCAGCAGCCTGATCGCCTCTTCCGATAGCGGCACGTCCCGGCTGGCTGCGTCCGTCTTGCCACTATCAACATGCATGTATCGCTTTTGTATATGCACGTTCTGCCAGTCCAGCGCTGCAATTTCACCGGCGCGCATGGCTGATTCGATGGCGAATAGCATTGCCGCCCCGACCCTCGCGCCCACCGATCTTGGGGGTTCATTCCTGCTGTAGCCAAGCGCCACGGATAGCAACTCAATTTCATTCTGTGTTGCGATTCTGTCCCTTGCCTTTCCGTGTGCCGGCACCTTTACGCCGCGCATCGGGTGTTCTTTCAGCCAGTGCCATTCATTTATGGCAGTGGTGCAAGCAGACGACAGTAGCACCCACTCCCGGCGCACGCTTGACGATGTCACAGATTCAAGCCGCCTATCCCGCCACGACGCGAAATCTGGCTGCTTGAGTTCGGATAGTTTCACCTTGGCTATCTTGTCCCGCATGATAAGGTTGATGCGCAACCGCTCCCAGCGCTCCCCCTTCTTGGTTGGCGATACCTCGTCACGGTATTTCTCAAGGAGCTGGCCGAATGTTTTATTCGGTACATCTCCGCGCTTCCCTGCTATTATCTCGGCCTCGATTGAGGTAGCCCAGGATTGAGCTTCAGCCTTTGTTGAAAACGTCGCGGAGGCACGCTTTCCGTGCTTGGAAACTTCTGCGCGCCACCCGGTTTCTGATTTTCTGAAAGATGCCATTGCGTAATTCTTGCGTAAAATTTGCGTAAATCATAACAGGCTAAAGTAGGAAAGTGTGGAAAATACTAGGGATTGTGAAAGCGTGGAAGTGGCATGAAAAAAGCCCCGAAGGGCTTATTCTACGGGGCTTTAGTGCTGTTTACGTGGTGCCCAGAAGAGGACTTGGAAAGCTAGTATTTAAGCGGGTTTCACGTGAAACTGCGTAATTATTGCGCTATGCTGCACGTCTTTCCTGATGGCGCTGCATCCATGTCAGCACTTCATCTGCCATCCACCTTGGCGTCGATCTTCCACCCCCAGCAAGCGGCAGCCGGATCGCCTGCGGGAACCCTGGCGCAGTGGCGACATGCTCTTTGAAATACTTGGGTTTCATTTGCAATATTCCGGCGATATAGTCACCATCCCAAAGCTGGAGTTCGGTTGGAATTTCTTTTGGCTGCCTCATTCTATTTCTCCTTGCTGAGTGGCCGAACATCCATTCGGCACGAAGTCCTCGCAGACATCCTGTCCGGCGCGAAATTCGTTGAAGTCTTGGAACGATTGAATCGCGCTCGGTTTCGCCGTGAAGCGGTAGCACTCTTCACGGCTTGGGCATTGCGTGTCTTGGCACATGGATATATCAGGCATGGTGCGTCCTCAAAATGGTAGAAATTAAAAAGGAATATCGTCATCGAAGTTGTCGAACGCACCAGCGCCTTGAGCAGGCGGATTATCTGGACGCGCGTTCCCTGCTGGCTTCGCTGCCGGAGCTGGGCGCGACTGCTCAGCTTGTTCGTGATCGCCGCCTTGCTGCCTGCTGCTCAGCATCTGCATTTCGTTTACGATGATCTCGGTGGTGTAACGGTCTTGGCCCTCTTTTGTCTGATATTTTCGGGTTTGCAACTTACCTTCGATGTAGACCTGAGAACCCTTCTTCAGGTACTCTCCCGCCACTTCCGCCAGCCGACGGTAGAACACCAGGTTGTGCCATTCTGTCTTTTCCTGTTTTTCACCGGCCTTGTCTTTCCAGGTTTCGGAAGTCGCAAGCGTGGCGTTGGTCACCGCTTCGCCGTTGGTCATGTAGCGTGTTTCCGGGTCTTTGCCCAGGCGGCCTATCAGAATCACTTTGTTCACGCTCATACTGCTCTCCTTAGTGCTTCAATAACATCGCAAGCCACAACCGGTACAACTGCATTGCCCAGCATGTGCATTGCGTCCTTTGCTCGTTCTGGAAGCAGGTAATGATGAGGAAACCCCATAAACTTCCTGCACTCTTCAACCGATAGCATGCGCATGCGGTCGCCATCTATAACTGCCCAACGGTCGCGCGTCGTGATTGTTCCAACTGGGCGGCTCAGGCTACGCCCACCTCGCTCGTTTCCGTAATAGGCGGTCAGGAATCTGCTGCCATGCACTTTGCGCCCTTCCGATATGCGCGCAAGCGTAGCCACGCTGCGCCCGGCCTTGTTAATTGAAGACCATCGCCCGGCGTTGAAGTCTATGATTTCAGCCGACCCGACATGCTCGCGCCGTGGCAGGTTTAGTTCGATAGGGTGCTTGCTGCGCGTTCCGACGATAAACAGGCGGCGTCTGTGCTGCGGAACTCCATGATCGGCAGCATCAATAATCATGGGCGATAGAGCATAGCCAAGCGCACCCATAGCAGAACACCACGCCGGGTACAGCGACCACTTGGCGAACTCAGGAACGTTCTCTACCGTGAATGATTCTGGCCGGTGATATTCGGCAGCGCTTACGACTGCCCATGCCGTGCTTCGCTGGGCATCATGGTGCGGACGCTCCTTTCCACGCGCTCGGCTATGGCCTTGGCATGCAGGTGATGCCATAAGTAGATCATGTGCAGGAATCTGCTTCCAGTCAGCTTGATGCAAATCTTGGCAGGCATGGATAGTTTCTGGATGGTTGGCCGCATGAATATTCACGGCAGCTTGCCAATGGTTTGCCGCCCATACAACCTTAACACCGGCCATTTTTGCGCCGGTCGAAAAACCGCCAGCTCCAGCGAATAGATCAATTGCATTCACGCTATCCTCTCCGGGTAGCCGTCATGCAGCACGCCATCTAGCAGGCGTCCGGCTGCTTTCTTTCCAATACGTGCGACCGCTGCATCACCTTTTCGGAAATGCCCATCCGGCTCTCGCCCGTCTCCTTGCAGGTAGCGGACGTGGCCACGGCGCAAATCGCCGCCTTCATCGCCGCCAGCACGCGCTTGATGCGGTGCCCACTCTCCCCACTGCTTGAACAGAAACGGTACGCCAGCCTCTGCACACTGATCGCGCAGGCTTCTTGCCCAATCAGGATGTATCGGTCGAGCGTTGGGGCCGGATTCACCGCCACAAACAACCCAGTCTATCCTTGGGTGCCCTGGGAACTCACGTTGCAACATATCAACGCGGTTCCCGTCAAAAGGAACAGTGCATGACACCGCGCCGAGCATCGGCTCAACACTGATCCAGTGAACGGCTGCTGGCGTTTGCAGCAACAGCGGGATGCGCGCGTCGGCGGCTTCCTGATTCTCGACGCTAATGCCGAGCCACACATTCGGCAGGGGGAATTGTGTGAACACGCTTACCTTATTGCCCGGATCGCCGATGTGCGATAGGTTGGCATAACGCTGTGGCTCCATCGATTCGGCGAAAGCATCACCGGCACGTACCCACTTGTCACGGACGGCGCTCAACCGTAGATAATCCAGCATCCGCTCCGTCCTCTTCGTGAGCACCTGAAACGTGTGCTGCTTCGCCAGCGCCATCACCGCAAACACTTGGTCGATAAACTCATCCGGCACGCTCTCGTGAAACAGGTCGGACATGCTGTTCACGAACACCATGCGCGGGCGCTTCCATCGAAGCGGGTCTTGCAAATGTTCCGGCACCAGCTTGATGTTCCCATTCCAGCGCTTCGTTTCTGGATTGATCGTGCCTTCGTATGGCTGGCCAGCGCCGCAGAACCGCGCGGCCATGCTCTCGGCATAGCAGTTCATGCAGCCAGCGGAAACGCGAGTGCAGCCGCGCACTGGGTTCCATGTCTCGTCAGTCCAAGCTATCCCGCCGTTGCGCTGGTCAGCCATTTGCAGATTCCTTGCACACGAATGGCGCGATATTCGGCGATGTCCATCCGCCCGGCTTCTTCACTTTGCCGTTTGCGTCCTTGATGGCGACGAGGCCGAGGCCGTTGCAAACTCCGCAATCAACCAATCCTCGTTCATCGCTAAAATGATGCTTCCCGTTCCCGCATGAACATTCCACCAGCTTTGCCAGATTCGCCCGCGCCACTTCCCCGGCTGCGCCTTCCACGTCAGCACCTTGAGATAGGGCGCTTCCAATGGTTACCCAGGCAAGGTCGATATCTGCGTCAAGCATGGCGGCGCGGTCTGCAAGCTCAACGGCCTTGTCGAATTCTCCGACCTTCATCCCCTGCGAAACGTCATGCAGAATGTCGCGCAAGTGCATCAGTCGCATCACTCCGGAAACATCTGCATCAGGTTCCAGAGATATTCCTTCAATCAGTGCATCAACCTTCTCGCACATTTCTTCCGTCTGCAACCCGATATACAGCGCCGTCTGCCGCACGTTGTAGCGGTCTGTGGTGCATCCGATGGCTTCGGTGAACTGGCGTACTACTTTGATGATGTCGGTCATGCTGCTTCCCCCTTGGTATTTTGGTTAATTGAAATTGATCGTGTTGATCCGGTGTGATTAAGCATTGCACGATACGAGCGCAGCGCGTCGGTGCGGTCGCGCCCACCTGATTCGTGCTGACGTAGGCGCTGGTGGTAGCGGCTGCGGATGTAGCGCCCGGCGGAAATATGTTGCGGCCAGACGACATAACCCAAGAAAGGAATTCCCGCGCTGGCCGGCGCAAGTCGAATCTTGTGTGGATGGATGGTCAGGCCGTCGCTGGCCAGCTTGGCGGTGATCTGTGCGCATAGGGTTTGTAATTCTTCGTGCGACTCGCCCAGGATCACCATGTCGTCCACATAGCGGATGTAACGCCGGACGCGCATGGTTTCTTTGATCCAGTGGTCGAAGTCGTTCAGGAATATGTTGGCGAATAGCTGGCTGGACAGGTTACCGATGGGCATTCCCTTGGCTGCCGTCTGTCGATATAGCGTGGATTCATCGAACAGATGGTCGTAGCTGCTATCTGTTTGGAACGAGTCGATTAGGTTGACCAGCAGCACGCGCAGTTCGTGATCTCCGATGTAGCGCAGCACGCGCTCCTTGAGTAGGGCGTGATTGACCGAGTAGAAATATTTGCTGATGTCGAGCTGCAATACCCAAGTGGCATTATCGCTACGAGCGAACTGCGCCAGTCTGCGCACGGCGGCATGGGTGCCTCGGCCTGGCAGGTTTCCGTAGGTATCGTGGATGAACTTCGGCTGCCAGATCGGCAGCAGGAAGCGGTAGAGCATCCAGTGGACGATGCGGTCTTTCATCGGAGCGTCCACCACATCGCGCCATTTTTTCTCGCGCACGGTGAATGTCTTGTATGGGCCGAAGGTGTAGCCCCGCTCGCGCAGTCTTTTCTGGATGGCGATCAGATGACGCAGCGGATCAGCAGAGAATCGCTGGATGCGCAGATTGTGAGATTTGTTCTTGCGGGTATTGAGCCAGCACGCGAACAGATTCGGCAGGCCGGTTAGGTGATGAAAGTCACTACCGCATTCCACTGCGCCACCCGTAGGCATCGCAGCGGTTTCCGGTTGGGCGTGTTGCCGTGCTTTTGGAACTTGCGCTCCGGGAGATTTTCGACCAAGAGTTGACCTTCCGTGGGTATCCCCAGCGTCTAGGCCGTTTTTTCTTGGGTCAGCGGAAGCCGATGTTGTCGTTGCGATTGCTGGGCTCGTAGTTGTTGAGATTGAAGACGCCCGCATTCGAGTCGGAACCCCAGCAGCCGCCCCGGACGAGCGCATTACCAGACCTTTCAGAAAATCCCCCTCGTTGTTCATGGCTGTGCCTGTGTTGAACGGATAAGTCCGCCGACCAAGCGGCCAAGTTCAACGGCTAGACCCGCTCTGTGCTCAAAGTTGAGCGCAAGTATGCCTAGCCTTTGAGCCTGTGCGAGATAGTGCTTGATCAGGTCAATATCGGCGGAGAGAGACTTGAGTAGCTTCTGTTTGTTGTCCTCAAGGCCGTATGCCATAACACCGCGCATGATTCGACCGATGCAGATGCGTAGATTTTCGCCATAGGTGGTGCGCAAGTCGCGCGGCATCTTGATAATGTCTTGCAGGAGCTGCGTGTCCAGGTCTTGCGCCTTGGCCTTGAGCTGGAAACATGCGGCATCTGGGCTGGATAACAGTTGGGTGGCAGCAGCCTTGTTCACCTCGCCGCGTTGCTTGAGGTCATCGATCACATCTTGGATGACTTTCGTCGAAACGGATTCCAGTACCGAATTGTTACCTGTCGGCTGGCTGGATACATAAACTGTGTGTCCGGTTGCCTGGTTTCCCAGCGCAACGACGTATGGAATGCCGAACTCTTCGACTACCGTCCACAACCTGCGCTTGAAATTTCCGACTGGAAATCCGATGCGAATATGCGGCTCGGTTGCAGCCCCGACGAGCTTGAGCTTGTACTTTTTCAGCGTAGCCAGCGCGTATGCCGTGCGGTCATAGCCATGGAGGAAATTACCGGATTGCACCAATATCAAGTGGCCGGCGTGTTTCTCTTCCAGCTTCTGCGCGATGGTAGCTACCGGATCAGCCTGCCCGAGTCCAGCCTCAATGCCCTTAAAGGCGCTGATGCTGAACCTGGTCAGTTCGTCGTTTGTTGGTGTCGGTATTTCTTGCATGATGTTCCTAGTTAATTTTCTAGGTCACGGCTACGCCGCGACCCGTGACCCGAGATCAGAGACTCTTGGTGCAGCGGAAGCCGATGCGGTCGTGGCGATAGCCGGGCCCGAAGTAGACGAGATAGAAGACGCCCGCATCCGAGCCGGAACCCCAGCAGCCGCCCCGGACGAGCGCACGACCAGACCAGTTCCGCTCTCCGTCAGGCCGCCAGCCCATACCTTTTTCTTGCGATGGGTAGGGGGCAGTGGTCAGGCTTGGCGAATCCGCCTTGATGATGGTGGTCAATCCCAAGTCATTGCCCTGCACGTCGTCAAAAATCCACGAAAATACGTTGCCGTTTAGGTCGCAAACCTTCTCGCCATTCGATAGCGTCAACCAGCGGCGCTCCTTCGCATCGGGTGATTGGAACGTACCAGGCTGTGCGCTCGAAACATTTCCTTTGCGCAGTCCACGGAATAGCTTGCCTTCGCCCACTTTCCCCTTAGTCCAGTTGCAATCCTGCTGGGCGGCATTAAGCCTGATCGCCAGTTCCTGTCTTTCAGTGACGAGCTGGCCGCCAATGTCTACGCACGCCGCTTTTGCTTCTTCAAAGCTGATGCGCACCCACGGTGTGCCATCCTCGGTGATAACTGCTTTCCCTCCAGCTCCCTTGCTGCAAGCGAACTGCCCATACTGGAATGCGGGAACGACAAGGCCGCTTGGTAGGGTAGTTTCTGGTACGGTGATGAATAGGTTTTTCACAATATCCCTTTCGTTCTGGATTGAGTTATTTAACGGCGTACTTGCCAAGCATCGCAGGGATGTCGTCATTTCCAATTGCATTTACGATGCACTCGGCGAACTGTTCTGCCATTTGCTCTTCGTGTTCTTCGATCTTGATAATGCGCAGATTGATGGCTGGCTTATCAGCGCCGGTCAGAATCCCAAGGCGCATCACAAAGGTGCGCTCGGCTATGTCCTTATACGGCACGCAAGTAAAACAAATCTCGGTAGGAAGCGGCTCCGTGCTAGATGCAGTGACACTTTCAAACGCGCTCCTGCTGGCGCTAAGTTGCTGCTCGGCGCTTTCCAGCTTACGCAGCGCTTCAATACTGATCTTGCGCACTGCCGCAATGGCCTTGTTCGCCGGAACATCAGCGCCGTCCTTGTGGCACGCAATCAAGTTTATCCAGTCTTCAAGAAATTCCGCGATGGCGGATTGCGGGTATCCCTTTCCGTCAGCAATTTTGCGCAACGACTCATATGCAGCCGTGCGCTTCTGCTCCAGCCTGGCTGTGTTGTCTGCGTGACCTGGCTTTTCTTGCGTACCTAGATTAAGCACGGCAGTTGCAATCATGCTTTCCGGCTCGATGAAGATTGCCGCGCCGAGTTCAGCATTTTTTTTCGCATAGCTTGCGAAGTCGCCGATTACGCTCGTTACCATTGCTCCACGCAAACGGCGGCGCGTAGGCATGAACTTTTCGAGGTCGTGTATGTTGTGGTCAGAAGGTAGTGCGATAGCGCCGGTGGATTGACGATCTATTGCCGCGTTTGCAGCCTGAATTGCTTGAGCCTTTGAGAGTTCTTTTATTACGTCTGCGTCAAACATGATTTATCCTTATATTTAGTTGATACTTATTTGTTTTTTACTTCGCCAGTTTGTTTGTCCAGAAAGCTCATCTGATTTTCTGGTGCAAGTGAGAGGCGACCATATTTGCCGACATGCAGAGGCGTTACGCGCTCCTCTTTCTCGCCTGCTGTTCCGTTCAGAGTAGGGCGCGTGAAGCTGAGTTGATGAGCGCAATGAACTTGCGTGGTTCCGGGGATGCGCTTGAAACTGAATTTAAGCGTCACATCTCCAACGCGGTCGTTGTCGATTACCGCCGCCGCAACCTGAGAAAGCGCCAGAGATAACTTGCGCTCTAACACTCCTCCATCCAGGTCTTGAATGAAACCACCGACATCTGTTCCAGCATCACTTTCTTGTTGTGCTGCGGTTTTCTGATTCATGCTCTTCGCTCCTTTTGTGAGTTAAATAATTTACTTGGTAAGGTAGCCTGCAATGCCACGCGCTATTGCTGGCCTGCTCCAGTTCGCCATTGCGCGCAATTTCGTGCGCATCCAGCGTGGTCGCGCTTTAAGTAGCGCATCATGGATCGGGCGCAGCGATACCGGATTTTCAGGGTGCTTGTCGTTGTAGCTCTTGCTGTTGTTGCCGACTACATTGGCGTTCCTGATTGCAGTTATAGATTGCTTTTTCATGCTACCTTCCTTTCTTCGTGCTGAATGTCGCCACGGAACTCTTGCAGAATCCAGTCCAAAGCGGCTTCATTGGTTGTGCCAAAAGTGGTTGCAACAGCATCGAGCAGTTCGGCGCGATTGGGGCGGCGCGGCGAAATTGCCTGGGCGACGGATACCGGTGCGACGGCGTGCATCACGTCGGCAAGCGTAATGGCTCCGGCTTCTTCTCCTTGAGCAGGTAATGTTGCCGGTGACGGGAACGGCCATGTAGCGACCGGGAGGGCGATAGGTGCAGGCTTTGCGTCCTGCTCATCCTTGAGCTTTGCAGCAGCCTCTATAGCCGCTTTGGCGCGCTCTTCTTCATCCGCCTTTGCTTTGGCTTCTGCTTCTGACTTTGCGCGAGTGGCGGCTTCGGCCTCAATCTTGGCCTTGGCTTTGGCTTCTTCCTCAATGCGCATTACTTCGCGCTCAGCTTCCAGCTTTTCTGCTTCGGCGACTTGGTGATCTTTTATGCGGGTTGTGATCACCAGCTTAAAATCATCCATCGGCTTGCTGATAATTTGCGCAAGATCGTTGAACAGGAAACCGAACCCGGCGGAAGTTTCTTTGCACCACGTCAGTTTGGCGAGAATGTCCTTTGCTGCTGCATCAGCTGCAATCTTTCCGTTGGCCAGTGCAGTATCGACCGCATCCATCCATGCCGACACCAGACGCTTGCCTTTCATCGCCCCGGCAAAGTCTGGCTGCTGAATATTCAGACGAATTGGTTTGATCCAAGCTTCGAGCGCGGAGATGTGTTCGGAATAAGCCGTCTTGGCACCATTCAGGATCTCCAGCTTCTTCGCTTCCTTTTCCTTCTCGACATCCTTTTCAAGTTTTAGGGCGGTGATGCGTAAATCTTCGTGCCATGCGTCTATCATGCGCGCCGCCGCACCTATGGTCAGAGTCTGCTCAAGCATCGCTTCCTTCGCGAGCATGAGCTTCTTGCCGGTCTCGCGGTATAACTTGGCGGCAGCCTCAGCATTGGAGAAATCCTGATCAGTTACGAGGCTAGTAGCGCGGACTGTTGCCAGCGAGGCCGCCAGCGCCTTTCCGAACTCGGCCATATTGTCGTCTGTGATTTCTCCCTTCGCGTGGACGAATAGGGCCGGAAGGGACAGGATCGCTTCGGCAGCAGGCTTCTCGATAATCTCGACGTGCTGATAGTTTTCTCGGTCTTTGTTGAATTGCTCCCATCCTGCGCGGATGCGCTCGAACCAAACAGGATCAGGCAATATATCCATGCTGACCATGCGCTCTTCGGTGCCGTCTGATACCGTGAATATCCAACTTTCTGCACCGGATACCATCAGGCATTGCTGTGGTTGTGCCATAAATTCATCTGGCAATTCTTTCGCTGATACTGCGGCAGCAAGTGTTTCATTCCACTGTTTATGCTCCCATCCTTTGGTGCCCGACATGCGAAGACCATCGCACGAAGCTGAAGTGCGTCCGCGAGACAGCACGACCGGATATAGCTTGCTGCTTATCTGACGCTCGACGATTGGCCTAGCCAGCGCCTCTACCTCATGCCCGTAGTCAAGGATGTTTTCCTGCACCCATGAGCTGAACTCCTTTGTGATTCCGGATGACTTCATGCGCAAAAGTTCGGTGCGTGACGTTTTTTTGGATAGGCCAAGCATCGCAGCTGCTTCGCTTGCTCCATCATGGCTCATGCGGAATTCAATCCATTCAGGAGACCCCTGGATAAGTTCGTGCTCGATCAGCTCTTCTGTCATCATCTCGTCCATGTTATTGACCTTCCTTTTCCCATGCGTCAATCTGGAATTGCTGTTCGTCGGTCAGGATCATCGAAGTTTTTGCGGTAGCGATGATTGCCTTTGCCTTTTTCTTTCCGCTACGCACCAGTGGCTCCCATTCTTTGCTCAGTTCAGCGAACTGCTCGGCGGTGCAGGCTTGCAACTCTCCCTTTCCGGCAGGCTTGCCGGTTTCTCCATTGCCTTGTTCTGCCTTGTTTTGCATCACGCTTTGCCAAGTCGCTTCGCCATCCTTGATCGCGCCGAAGATTCCACGCAGCGTCACGATTTGCGGCGGTGAGCATTTGGCTAGGTCATGCCCGAGATAGGAGGCCAGATCGGTCGCGGTAACTCCGATGGAAGAGAATGCGTCCACGATGCGCTTACGCTCTGCGTCAGGGTCTTTTGCCGCATCGTCCAAGCGAATCTTTTTGATGATCTCTTCAGCTTCATCGCATAAATCGCCTGGGATGATGCGCAGTCCGAGTGAACGCATGGCCTTTGAGATCAACGCGCCGCGCTTATTGAGCAGGTCATCGTCAGTGCCTAGTACGGTGTAAACGTCCTTGTTGTAGCTGTTCTTGCGCACGCTGATGTAGGAGCCATCGCTATTCGGCTTGCTGCGTTCAACAGTTTTCGACACGCGCACGTCAAGCGGGTAGGTAATATTCGCTTCCAGATCGGTGACTGAAACGCGGTGAACTTCTTTTTGCTCATCCTCGAAGATCATGGTGGTTTCGACCAGCACGTTCTTCATGCAGCGCAAGGCCACCTCAACAAAACGGATGCCCAAACCTTCAACGCCTTGTCCGATTGGCTTGATGTAGTAGGCGCTCTTGTTGTTGGCGAACGATGGCCGGCGGCATTCTTTGAGCAGTTCTTGCCGCACCGAATCCATGTTGCGCGGATTGCGCATCGCCATGATGTAGCGTGACTCGACCATCGCCTTCGACTGTGCCGCGATCGCTGTTGATGCTGTTTCGACAACCGCCATAGTCCGGCCTGTGCCGCCGAAATCTTCTTGTGTTGCCAGTGCTGTTCTATTGTTCATGGTGTGCTCCTGATGTAATTTTGTTTAGCGAAGGCCACGGCTGCGCCGCGACCCGTGACCAGCGATCAGAGACTCTTGGTGCAGCGGAAGCCGACGCCGCCGATGCGATGGCCGGGCCCGAAGACGTCGAGATAGAAGACGCCCGCATACGAGTCGGAACCCCAGCAGCCGCCCCGGACGAGCGCACCACCAGACCAGTTCCGCTCTCCGTCAGGCCGCCAGCCCATACCTTTTTCTTGCGATGGGTAGGGGGCAGTGGTCAGCGATATGGAATCGGCAGCAATCTTGCCAGTCAGGCCGTTTTCATCGCCCTGGATGTCGTCGAATACCCATGAGTAGCAGTTGCCAGAGAAGTCGTAGATTTTTTCGCCGTTGCTCAGCTGGTGCCAGCGGCGCTCTTCTGCATCGTCGGATTCGTAGGTTCCTTCCTGCGCTTCACTGACGTTATCTTTGTGGATGCCTTGGAAAATCTTGCCTTCGCCGACCTTGCCACCAGTCCAGTTAATGTCTTGCTGGCTGATGTCGTATGCAATGGCCAGCGCGCGGGTTTCAGCGAGAAGGTCATAACCAGCAACGGCGCAAGCTTTGCGTGCATTGTCATAGTTGATCTCGACCCAAGGCATTGCGTCAGCGACCGACTGTGGAATTCCTGCTGGGCCGCGTGATGCGATGTACTGAGCAACTTGGAAGGATGGAACCACTTTGCCGTTTGGCAGCGTAACTTCCGGCACTGTGACGAACAGGCTGCTTGCCTTAACCGTTGCAGCCACTTTGGCGCGCAGATCGGAAGCCAGTAGAGGGTATTCAGCCGCGCACGATTCTGCGTATGCCGCAATCGCCGGGATGCCGTGCTTGTCAGTGGTGAGGTTCAGGACGAAGTATTCGTTTCCTTCATGCTTCCCGCCTGGTGCATCAGTGCCGTCGGTGCGCGTGACGTTGAATTTATGGTAAAGACCTTGTTCGCGTTGGTTCATTTTGCTATCTCCTGTTGTTGGTTTAATTTCTCTGCGTTGCGATACCGCCGAATTTGTGCGTCAGACCGGATAAACCAGCCCACCTTGACGTTGATGCTATCCAGCGCGGCCTGTGCCATCCTGCGTCCCTCGGCATGGGCTTCTTCTGCCATGCGGTCAATCTCTGCGTGGTGCTCGGCGCGTCTATCGGCGCTCACAACTTGCCTCGCGCAATTTCCAGCGCTTTACTGAACCGATAGCCCTGCCTGAAGTAATGGCGGTACAGCGCGCGGATGAATGCGAGCGGCCTCATTTCAGTAGCTCCAGCTTTTTGAGCTTGCAGGTCATCAGCTTGGCGTCGAACGTCACCACGGCACCATTGGCGCACCTGGACAGCGTGGCGCTGATGCGGTCGTATTGCTGCCGGTCGGCCATTGTGTCCAGGCGGTGCTGGATTACGTCGCGGTAGCCGGCGGTGAGTGTCCACAGCATCACGGCTGCTGCGGCTGTCATCACGGTGTAGAACAGCGGCGTGGCGCGGCGCTCGATGTCGTCCATGCGGGCGTTCTCGCGCTCGACTTCGGCACGCCTGTTGAGCTTGTTGACGATGTGCTGGTGGGCGAGGCTCATGCTTCGTCCCTCCGTTCCATGTATGCGCGCAAGCTATCTTCCGCGCCTACATCGCCGTCAATCTCGATACTGCGGGACAGTGAACAGGCGGCGTTCTCAAGTTCAGTCGCGCAGCCGGTGATAGTGGATGTGCGGTCGATCAGCTCATTGATGATGTGCTTGCATTCCAGCAGGCTGGCGTTGCCGATAAAGTCGGCGATTTCAACCAATTCATCCAGCCTGCCAAGCCGCTGCGCCTTGCGCTGGCCTTCTACGATCATCTGCGGCACGTCCGGCATGTCACCCAGCTTATTCATGAGCGGGCGGATTGCGCGCAGCGTGGCGATGATGTGCTGGTTGCGGCGGATTGCTGCATCGTGTTCCACCGGCGGCGGCGTCAGGCCGGGAAGAAACTCTGGCAACCCGGCGGCTTGGGTTTCGATCATGTTCATGGCGTTACCTCCATAAAGTTATCCGGTTGCCCGACCTAGGGCTGGGCTGGTTTCTTTCGCACTACCAGCGGTCGCTCACCTTTCCGAGTAGTCAGGCTCCCTTGTCGCATGAGGTCTAATCGCCATTACCTCGTTCCACTTCACTGCGCTTGCTACTCAATCAGCAGTACGGAAGCGCCTGAACTTCATCCGGCTTGCAATCGGGGGAAATCCGGCTGCCGTCAGCTCGCTTCTTCATGCTCACGGAACTATTGATCCAACCGCCTCCGTGCTGCCGACTGTTACTGCCACTGCATTCTCGCTACCGTCAGGCTTCACCGTAGTCCTGCCTATTCACCATGCCCGCGATTCAGGCTGACGCTACTTGCCGGTACTTATGGATTCCTCCACCCCGAGGGACTGAATCCTGCTCTATCCTGCGTTCGCTGCTGCTGGGCTGCCGGTATCCCGCGTTGATCTGTAGGATGGGTGAATTATCGACAAGTCGATTTAATAAGTCAATAGATATTTCGATATTCGAGGGAAATAAAAAACCCGCCGAAGCGGGTTATGGTTTGATGGTGTGCTAAATTATTCTCGTCGGTCTTTTTCTTTTGCGGCTTCGTTGGTCTGCCATTGCATATTGCCTGAAGCGTCTGCGCCGCCGCGCTTGAGCGGTACAACGTGGTCAATAACGTATCCAGAACAGCGGCCAGTTGATTTACCGGTGGATGGACAAGGGTTGGCGTGCTTGAAGTCTTTTATCGCGCTGGCGCTGCGCTGGATGCGGCCATTGCTGTCGCGCGGGCAGGTGTCGCAGCGCGTGGATGCGAATGCAGGGAACGTCAGGCAGGAAAGCAGAATAAGCAGGGCGATGCGTGTCATTGTGTAACGTAAATGGCTGTTGCAGATAGCGTCTTGCTCCGAGCCTGATACGGAACAAACACTCCACCTCCATAGGGTTGCTTAACAAACGTACTGCCAGTGGTTACTTCTGTGCCACTGGTGTTAAGCACAATCGCATTTGCCCCGATAGCGGCTGCCTGTTTCTTCAACTCTTCGAGGGCGTAGTTTTGCTTCTCCTGGTCGGAAAATCCCCCCATGCTTCTCGCTTCTACCAACCCTATGACTTCGTGATTCGGTGGCGGTTGGAGCAACACCTTAACCTGCATAAAGTCTATCGGAGCGCGCGTTTGTCCAGTAACGACACCAGACCCGGTGGCGCAGCCGGTAAGCGTTACCGCTAGAACCATCCATGCTATTCGTTTCATTGATCTACCCCTTTAGGATTGCGTTGAGAATCCTCCTGGTGCTGCGGCGCTGGGCGCTCTCGTAATGATCTACCTGTCGATACTGACCGAACCCTGTATGTCGGCATCAATCGTGCCTCCTTGAACTCGAACAAGTGGTAGCTTTTCAATCAATTTAAGTCGTTGTTCTTGCCTCTTATCGTTATCTTGTATGTCTTTGAGCGCACGAAAATCCCCAAAAGTCGGAGGCGTAGAAACATAAAGTTTTAGTGCGATAAAGCAAAGCGCTGCGGCTATAACGGCAAGAATCGCCTTGGCTGTATTGTCCACACTTCACTCCCCGCAAAATTTACCACATGATCCATCCGCGCCACGATCATCGGGAGCGTCCGGGCAATCCCTCCAGCTACAGAAAGTTTCCGCTGCTGTTTTTTGTGCCGGGGGAAACGTGTGAAACAGAAACCACGCGCATAGGAGGAATGCCGCCCAAGCAGATGTGTTGCAAAATCTCTTCCCTTTGCGCACTCCGGCAACTACAACGGAAATCCAAAACGGCACCATGAGCTGCCAGTAGTAGATGGTCAGCGCCAAGCCAAACAGGAATATCACCAAACAAAAAATAAGCGCCACCAACGATCCTGCGCCGTCTATCAACCCAGAAAGTACGTCGCCGATGGCGCGTATCGTTCGCTCGATCATACGTCCATAACCATCTGCTTGACCACGCCGCAGATTACCGCATCAGGGCGCATTGGCATGATCGGGTAGCGTTCGTTGAGCGGCTTCAGGTAGGTTTGCCCGCCGTCGATCACCAACTGCTTAAAGGTAGCATCTGAGCCGTTCTGGCGCACGATCACGAAGCTACCGTTGCGCGCCTCTTCTTCTGGCTCGACAATCAGGATCGCGCCATTTGGGAATTTTGGCTCCATTGAGTCGCCCTGAACACGTAAGGCGTAGGTGTGTTGCTTAACGGTGACAGTTGTTGAAATCCACTCATCTGCTTGTTCGGTTGAAAAATTATCCACGGTCTCGCTCCAGTTGCCAGCCGCCACTAGGCTGATTAAAGGAACTCTTCCCCCGATGGCTATTTTTATCGGCGAGATATTACCTGTCTCTGGGTAGCCAGGTTCTTTTTTGCCTTTTCCTGTGGCGAGCCACATTGCATCCACACCTAGAGCTGTGGCAATTTGAGCTGTTGACGGGGTTTTGTTGGTTCTCCCTCGCTCCAAGTCGGCAATAGTTGATTGCTGCACCTTTGCAGCCTTTGCAAGTGCCACCTGAGTAAGCCCGCGTTCTTTGCGCGTCGCTTTGATTCTTTCGCCTATAGCCATTTCGATAATCTACATCTAATTAAAATCGAAAAGGCTATTGCGCAAATATCGTTCATTCGATATATTGGGAACATGAACTGGAAAAAACTAATTCAAGACTTGCTTGATGAAGGCATGACGCAAGTGGCTATTGCCGATGAAATCGGACTGAAACAGCCTTCTATCGTTGACATCTTGCAAGAAAATACCAAGAGCGTGCGCTGGGAAACTGGCAACAAGCTCATCGCTCTGCACAAGCGCGTCATGCGGAAGGCCGCCTAACATGAACAACCGGCCAATTTTACTCTTCCGTTTCATTGGCCGGATTTGCCCTGCGCTTGCGCTGGGCTTTTTTATTTCAAGGTGACGTATGAGTGATCCACAAGACGACGCACCTCTGGCATCGCGCGCGGCATCCAGCAACTCATACGGCAAATGCACCGAGGAAGTGAAGGCGCGCATCCCATACGACATCAAGGAAGGTTTCACCCGTATCGCACACGATATGGGGATGAATGAATCCGAGTTGTTGCGCGAAATGGTCATGGTCAAGGTTCTTGGTATGGACACAGTACGCAGGATATACGAAGAGCGCTTGCAGCGCGTGGCTGGAATAGGGAACGAATAATCATGGCCGGCGACTGGATCAAGATGCGCCCTTCGCTGTTGACCAGCCCGAAGGTAAACGGTATCGCCAGAGAACTTGAAGGTGTTAAAGAGGTGACGAAAACACTTTCAATTGGATTCAATGGAAGTATGTCAGAAATCGTTACACGTAACGTTATGCGTAACGTAACGGTCGCGTCACTACTCGTTATATGGGGAGCCGCCAACGAGCATACAACAGATGGAATTTTCCATAACGCAGACCTTTCCGACCTTGATGATATGGTTGGGATACCAGGGTTCGGTGCGGCTATGGAATCGGTCGGATGGGCTGAATACGACGAAGAGAATTGCGCTGTAATCTTACCAAACTTCAATGAATACAATACTTGCGCTGGTGAACGGACGGCTTCTGCTAAGACTTCTGCGCAGCGTCAAAAAGAGTACCGTGATCGAAAAAAGTTACAACAAAGTGACGTAACGAGTGACGTAACGAGTAACCGCAGAGAAGAGAAGAGAAGAGAAGATATAAAACCTACCAGTCAACCAGGCGCGGTGGGGTCGGAGAAATTCCAGATGCACATCGGCTGGATGCCATCGGTTCACGTTGCCGACCTTGCCAAGCAAGCGAACGTCACGATCAAACCCGAAAAGCTGCCGGAGTTCATCGCTCACTGGCTGACGCAGACGGCACAGCGCACTCAATCCGAGTGGGATAAGGCGCTGTTGCAATCGGCAATGCATGACCGCAACCGGGACGCAGGCAAGCCGGATGCTGGTTCAAAGCTGCAATCAGGAAATCTGGCGAAGTTCGACCCGGTTGCATTCGTCAACGGTGGTCAATCACAAGCGGAGGGCGGACATGGGCGCACTATCGAAAACGCAGCCTAGCTCGGCATGGCTTACGCCGCGCAAGTGGCCGGACGCCGACAAGCCGCTGACGATGATGGACAGGCTGTTCAACCGAATGGACGGCAGCTACCCGCACAAGTGGCGCAGCGCGTTCGCCAATGCGCAGGCGATCCAGAACTGGCGCGAAGCATGGGCTGAAGCGTTTGACGAAGAGGTGCTGACGCTGGACGAGATCAGGGCTGGGATCGTGACCTGCCGCAAGCTGTACGACTGGCCGCCGTCGCTGCCTGAGTTCCTGAAAGCGTGCCGCCCGGCCATTGACGCCGAGCGCGCCTTCATCGAGGCGACTGAGCAGATGCGCCTGCGCGATGCCGGGAAAGATTGCTGGAGCAGCCCGGTGGTGTATTGGGCGGCGGTGAGCCTCGGCCAAGACCTGCGCAACAACCACTACGGCGCGATCAGCAAGCGCTGGGCGGCGGCGCTGGATTGGGCGGGCAAGCGGATCAAGTCCGGCGAATTTCCGAACCAGGTTCCACCCCGGCGCGAGGCGCTTCCGGCACCAGGCAGGCAGAGCGTCGATGCAGAACAGGCTGCGGCCAACATCGCAAAACTGCATGAAATGCTTGGCAAGTCGAAAATTGCAGAGGGAGTTCCAGCATGAGCCAGTACAAAAGCATGTTTGAGCAAGCGATCAGAGCACTGGCAGCGATTGATGATGCTCTTGGGCTTGAAGATGATGGCTGCAACGAGCCTGAACGCACTCTTGACGCTATTGCAGAACTGAAAGCAGCGGCAGCACGAGGGGAGGAATTAGCGCGAACGGTAATGTCTGACACAGTGGGGAAAGCATGAGCCTCGAACTCGCCCGCGCTCAAGTGCTGCTGCATCCGAACCAGTTCCGCAAGGACTTCTACGACTGGATAAATTACAACTTCCATGTGTTCGAGTATTTCGAGCAGTGCGCCGTCAAGGTCTGGGATGCCGGATTCACCCACTACAGCGCCCGAACCATCGTCGAGGTGATGCGTCACCGCTCCAACGTGCGCGAGATCATCGGCGAATACAAGCTCAACGATCATCGCACTCCGGATATGGCGCGGCTCTACATGCTGGTTCACCCGGAGCATCGCGGGCTGTTCGAGTTCCGCGAGAGAAAGGCGGCATGAATGAGCTGGCTCTTTTCGCAGGCGCTGGTGGCGGAATACTTGGCGGATACTTGCTCGGATGGCGAACTATCTGCGCAGTTGAACGTGATGCCTACGCCGCACAAGTTCTGGCACAAAGACAAAATGATGGATCACTCGAACCTTTCCCGATTTGGTCTGACGTTGAAACGTTTGACGGAAAGCCGTGGCGTGGAATTGTTGACATTGTATCTGGAGGATTCCCGTGTCAGGACATCAGTTCGCAAGGTAGCGGGGGGGGGGTACGTGATGGCGAACGAAGCGGACTCTGGGCGCAGATGGCAAGGATTATTGGCGAAGTACGACCCAGCTTTGTGTTTGTGGAAAATAGCCCAATGCTCACTACTCGCGGACTTGGAACAGTGCTTGGAGATTTGGCCGCGCTGGGGTTCGATGCGGAATGGGGAGTGTTATCAGCAGCCGATGTTGGCGCTCCGCACCTCAGAGAGCGCATCTGGATTGTTGCCTACTCCAATGGCTTCGGATTGGAAGGGCGGAACGTCATCAATCAGGAAGGACACCGGGAAGCAACGGCTAGATCAGTTCCGAGATTGGTGCAAAAGCATTCATGGCCTGACGTATCCAATCCCAGAGCATTCGGAAGCGATGATGGGGTGGCCTATCGGATGGAGCGACTTAAAGCTATTGGTAATGGGCAAGTCCCAGAATGCCATGCGACAGCATTCACTCTGCTGCGAGAAAGGCTAGAAGCATGAGCAACCTATCCCCTTGGTTCAAGCCATCAGACCCGCCAGAGCGCGAAGGACGCTATCAGGTCAAGGACTGGCTAGGCCACATCAACTACGCGGAATGGTGGAAAGGCGAATGGCGCAACCCGGAGACTTATGACCATATCCAGAAGAACAGGATTCGAGGCTGGCGCGGGGTGGCTAGGTAATGGCAAATATAATCATTGCCCGCACCTGCGCGCCATTGCCGGAAGAAGCGGAGCGCGTCGGCCTGCGCAAGATGCTGTTCGAGTGCTTCAAGGGCGCTAACGATGCGGACGATAAGGCGTGGCGGCGTTTCTGGAAGCGCGTCATCAGTCTGGAGCCTGGGGAGATTTCCTTTCTCGATCTCGTCATCCCGCGCAACGGAAAATTTCATCGCAAGTTCTTCGCCATGCTCGATGTTGGGTACGACGCATGGGAGCCGCCGCGCAAGCGCAGGACGTACAAGAAGCGCGAGATCACCAAGAACCGGGAGCAGTTCCGCGAGGAGATCATCATCCTTGCCGGCTTCTATGAGCAGACATTCAACCTGAAAGGCGAAATGCGCCTGCGCGCCAGGTCGATCAGCTTTGCCAAGATGGAGCAGCCGGAATTTGAAGAGCTTTACTCCGCCGTTGTGGACGTGCTGCTGCGCGAGGTGTTGCACACCTACAAGGATCGCGACGAGCTGGATGCGGTCGTGGAAAGGGTGTTGGGATTCGCATGAGCGCAACCATGACGCAAGAATTCGAGTCCGACATTCGCAGGCGTGTGAATCCAGCCTATGTTGATGTGCGCGGCACCGAGAGTTATGAGCGCGCCGCCCTTCTGGGCGAAATAGACCGGCTGCGCGCGGCGATCCGGCAAACGTTGGATGAGAACGGACATCTTGCGGACGGGGACAACTGCACGCTGATCACGCTGAAACGCGCATTAAATATCCAGACTTGCCGGAAGTGCGGCGGCGACATGAAGTCGGGCATGGCGATGTGTCAAACCTTAACCGGAATAGCTGATTTCATTGGCGGCGAGGTTTGCACGGTGTCGCCTGGCGGGCCTGGTAAGGTGATCGGGTGTTGGAAGTGCGAGCAATGCGGTTGGAGCGTGACGGCATGAACGCAATCAGCCAAATGGAATGCACTGCGCTGACTTTGCACAGCCCGCTGGAATTGCTGTTTGCCCAATACCGTGCGGATCATGAGGGAATTGAGAAAATCGCCGGATTTGTTGATTCAGCCAGGCAGATGAATTATTTCTTCGATGCGGCGAGAGTTGAGCAAAGGTCTGTAACTGCATCGGCGCATGAAGTGTTTAAGCTGGAACCAGCCTTGCGCGCACTGGATGCGTCCTACTGGCAAAGGGCTATGTTCCTGACTGACGTGTTGGAATACATGCCCGCCGATAAGCGCAACGAGTGGCACAACCAAATATCGAAGCACGAGACCCCGACATTCGAGAAAGAGAGCGTCAAGTCAACCCTGATCCAGATGCTCAACAACCGTGCGCAGTTCATGGCAGAGCGTGTTGACGGGCTGTTCCGCGCGTTGCCCGGCGACCATGTTACCAATCAGCCGCAGGCATTCGGTAAGCGGTTCATCCTGAATTACATGCTGTCGTACAGTTCAATCAGCCATGATCGCGCCAACTACATCCACGACCTGCGCTGCGTGATCGGTAAGTTCATGGGGCGAGACGTTCCAAACTCGCACAATACCTATTCAGATTTGAACGGTATGGCGCGGGATGGACAGTGGAACGAGTTTGACGGCGGAGCATTTAAGGTGCGGCTGTACAAAAAAGGCACCGCGCACATGGAAGTGCATCCTGAAATGGCGTGGCAGTTGAATAAGGTACTGGCTTTTTTGTACCCAATGGCAATACCGGCAGAATTCCGCACAAAGCCGAAGAAGGCCGCGAAGTCTCACAAGCTGCACTACGACCTGGTGAGCTACGAAGTCATCAAGGAATTGGAGCGCGGCCTGCCATACCACGACAAAGCAACAACCAGCCTGCATTATGAGTACAAGGAGCCGCCGACAGCTCCGACCATTGCCGTGATGGAGCGACTGGGCGCGGTGAGCACTGAAAAGAGGATATGGGAGTTTGGCTATCTCATCCTGCCGATCATCAAGGAACTGTCGCGCACCGGGCGCATTCCAGAGCAGAAGAGTCACCAGTTTTACCCGACGCCGCGCGAACTCGCCGAGGTGGCAGTAGCGATGGCCGAGATCGAGCCGCACCATTCATGCTTGGAGCCGTCAGCCGGGCAAGGTGGGCTGGCCGACCTGATGCCGAAGTCAACAACCTGCATTGAGGTATCGGCGCTGCATTGCGCAGTGTTGAGAGCAAAAGGCTATGAGGTTGAACAAGCTGATTTTATAGATTGGGCAGACTTACAGTTTCCGCTCCGTAAATATGCCCGCATTGTGATGAACCCGCCTTTCAGCGAAGGCCGCGCAGTGAAGCACGTCAAACATGCTGCATCGATGCTGTCCGTTGGAGGCGTGCTGGTCGCCATTATGCCAGCGTCAAACAAGGGCAAGACCATCGTGGAAGGCATGAAGCACGAATGGAGCGCAGCCTACGACAACGAGTTTAAAGATGCGTCGGTGAGCGTGGTGATTTTGAAATTGATAGGGTGCGCATGACCACGGCCAGTGAAAAGAGCTACATGGGGCGCGTGGCTGCATTGGGCTGCATCATTCCAGACTGCGGAAGCCCTGCCGTGTTACATCACCCCCGTTTCTGCTGCGGCATGGCACAGCGTGCCAGCAACTTCCTCGTAATCCCGCTTTGCCCAGACCACCACGCCGGGGCATTGAGCATCCACAAGTCTCCGCGCCAGTTTGAAAATCTGTTCGGCTCGGAGGTTGATCTGTTGGCCGAAACAATCAGGAGGTTAGCATGATGGAAGATTTGCCACTGATATTCGTTATTGTTCTGTGGGCAGGATTGCTAACCGCAGGTTTGGACGCAATGCTTACCGAATTTGAATACGGTGATCGGAAATGAGCCCGTGCCATACCTGCATTTACCGCGCCCTGCGCTCAATCGGTGGATTTGCATTATGGGGATGCCTCAAGCATAGGATCAGGTTCGGCAATGATTCTGATTGGAAGGCCGGAAAGAATCAGCCCAAATCGTGTGTGGATTACGCGAAATGAAGCAATCCGCGCCAGAAGCTGCATTTGCCCTGCACTGCCGGGCGCACAAACTCAATCCAGTGCCTGAGTTCAAGTTTCATCCGGTGCGGAAGTGGCGCGCTGACTTCGCGTTCCCTGCGCACATGATCCTGATCGAGATCGAGGGCGGGGTGTGGGTGAATGGCCGGCATAACCGGGGCGCAGGGTATTCGGCGGACTGCGAGAAGTATTCGCATGCTGCTTTGTTGGGGTATCGGGTGTTTCGCTTCACGCCTGATATGGTGAAAAGCGGGGAGGCTGTGCAAATGGTGATAGAGGCAGTTGGTAGATGAAATCAACGGCCATGCCCAGCAGATTCTACGGCGACCCGGCCAACTGTTGCGATGAGCGGCGCAAACTTACTGAGTTGGCAAAGAAGCTGGCAGAGCGCGACCGGAAGCACAAGTCTAGACGGATTCAGATGTTGGTTAAACAGGCGAAGAGGGGTAGATAATGTTCAAAAGCGCACACCATGCCTTGCAATTCGCATTCAGGACAATCAATACGCCTATCGTCAAGATGTCATCGGTTAACTCAATGCGCGGGGCAAGTGGCTCTGGTGAAATGACTCCACATGATAGGCATGCACAGGCGGCGATCATTCTGTCCATTATTGAAAAGGCGGTGGATGTGAACGGGTTGGCGTACCTAAAGGCGCACTATGGACGTGAACTGCAAGGCGGAGAAGATCAGCACACCGTAGCTGATGTGCTGGTGCGCGTGGCGATGGCCGCTATGCCAACCGGGATGCACAGCCGGCGCGGGGTGGAAAAGTTGGTGCGCATCTACTTCGGGCAAGACATCAGCATGGTGTCAGTGCGTAAAGATATGGGGTGTGGCCATCCGAGAGCCAATGAGTACCGTGATGCCGTGCGAAAGGCGTTGAACGCAATTGGTGATCGGGCTGATTATGATGTTGATGCCGCCTTGAGGGTAGCTTGCCAGGTTGGCGATGAAGCGGTGGCGGCATAAGGCAAAAAACTATTTGATTTTTTTTGAAACTGCTAGTAGAAGTAAAAACCTAGTGTGGGATTCCTGCCCACCAAATAATTTCCAGCCCGCCCTGTGCGGGCTTTTTTATTGGGCGCGACAGAAAAATGATAACCGTCGAACTTTACCTGATGGGCCGAGATTTGAAGTACGCCTGCTCAGACGAGGTGCGCCGCAATGCTTTAGTGACGGTTGATAAGACCAATCAGCTAAAGATGCTGGCCGCCTTGGACGGTATTGAGTTCCCCGACGATGCTACCGAAGTCGCAAGCGGCTGGCGGCCTGCTGCAATCAATGAATACACCAGCAACGCGGCAAAGCTCAGTTCGCACATCACCGGATGCGGTCTAGACACGCGCGATCCGCAAAGGCTATTCGCGCGCTGGTGTCTGCGAAATATTGCGCATTTGGAAAAGATTGGGTTGTGGATGGAAAACCCGAGATGGACGCCAACTTGGGTGCATCTACAAACCTACTCGCCGGGAAGCGGCAAGCGCGTGTACATCCCATCAACAAAACCGCAACTCGCGCCAGCATTGCCGGAGCAGGGCGGGCCGCGCTTCATGGAAACAGCATAGGAGAACATCATCGACCCGATAACAATTGCAATGGGGCTGGCGCAGTTCGTGCCGCAGCTCGCCAAATGGATAACCGGCAGCGACAAGGCCGAACAGGTGGCGCAGAAGGCCATCGACATCGCCAGGAGTGTGACTGGTGCGCATACCGGCGATGAGGCGGTTAAGGCGTTGCAGGACAACCCCGATCTGGTGCTGCAATACCGCAAGGCGGTGCTGGATCAAGAGGTTGTGTTTCAGACGCTGGCGGTGCAGAACGCCCACGACATCAATACGACCATGCAGGCGGAAGCGGTCGCAGAACACTGGCCGACTTACTGGTGGCGGCCTTATATTGGCTTCTGCTTCGGGACTTTAGCCCTGCAATGCGGGGTAACGGTAGCGATTGCGTATATCGGCGTGATGTTCTTCGCGGTGAAGCCGGAAGTTCTTAGTTACCTGCCTGCCATGTTAGGAGCAGAGGCTGCGGTGATGGCGACGATGGCCCCGATCCTCGGCGTAGCAAGCTGGTTCAGGGGCAAGATGCAGGCCGACCCAGGCATTGCTACGGTAAATAGAGGCTGATATGAGCGGCGACATCAAGAACGACATCATCGCAGCTATCGCGAAGACGGATGACGACAACATGAAAACAGTGCTGCTTCTGTTGTTGGCTGTTGTCGGGCAGATCGGGGACAAGATTGACGCTATGCAGCGCGACGAGAAGGGGCTGCGCGATGCCGTGCTGAATGGCCATGAGCCGGTACACCACTCGCACCATGAGTGGGTGGCGAAGCGCATCAAGCAGGAAGAGGATGATGCTGCGGCAGAGAAAGACTCAAAGCGCAAGATACGCGATGACCTGGTAGTGAAGGTGCTTGGGTTTCTGGTGATCGGATTGCTTACCGCTTCAGGGTGGGTGTTGAAGTAATGGCTGCGCCGAAGAAAGTTGATTACGCCCAGATAGAGTCGGGCTGGCGAGCTGGGATTAAAAGCCCAAGGCAACTTTCCGCCGACTATGAGGAAGAGACAGGAAGTAAGGTTTCGCATACCTCTATCACCAAGCACTTCACCAAGTTGGGTGTGCCGCGCGACCTAAAAGCCAAAATCAACGCCAAAGCTGAGGCGATGGTTAACATGGCGATGGTTGACAGTAAGGTTGACAGCGAAACCATACCCAAGGAAGCGGAGATTATTAACGCCAATGCGGCAGTTGTTGCCACCACTCTGCTTGACCACAGGAAGGACATCAAGCGGCATCGTACCTTGGCTGTCAGTCTGCTTGCTGAGATAGAGTCGGAGACGTTCGACCCAGAGCTTTTTGATAAACTTGGCGAAATGATGCATGCGCCAGACGAAAAGGGCATGGACAAGCTGAACGAGTTGTACCGCAAGGTTATCTCCACTCCAAGCCGGGTAGATTCCATGAAGAAGTTATCGGACACGCTCAAGACGCTGATTGGGCTGGAGCGTGAAGCGATTGGGATGGATCACGCCAAGCCGCAGACCCCTGGCGATGCCCTGGACAACCTGCTGACTGCCTTGGACGGAAGAACTGCAAGCCTGATTCCAAAGTAATCGTGGCTGAAACGGAAGATCAAAAGTTCGCCAGAACAATAGGCGACCGCAACTGGCGGCTGCGCAATCTGTATTGGATCACAGACAAGGACGGCAAGAAGGTCAAGTTTGTACCGAATGAAGCCCAGCTAAGTTTGTTGGGCGCGTTCTGGTATTTGAACATCATTCTGAAAGCGCGGCAGCGCGGATTTACCACGCTGATTTGCATATTGTGGCTGGATACGATCCTGTTCAACAGCAACGTCCGCTGCGGCATCATCGCCGACACGCTACCTAACGCGACGGTAATCTTCCGCGACAAGATCAAGTTCGCGTATGACAACCTGCCGGATGCGCTCAAGGAAAAGCGACCGGCCATCAAGAACGATGCCGGCGAGCTTTTGCTGTCGAACAATAGCAGTATCCGCGTAGGCACGTCGATGCGCTCAGGCACGCTGCAATACCTGCATGTGTCTGAGTTTGGGAAGATTTGCCGTAAGTACCCAGAGAAAGCCAACGAAATCATCACCGGGGCGCTGAATACGGTGAGCGCCGGGCAGTTTGTGGTGATTGAGAGCACGGCTGAAGGGCGCGGCGGTAAATACCATGAGATGTGCATGGATGCGCAAGCGCTCTTGCAGCAGGCCAAGCAGCTCGGCCAGTTGGACTACAAGTTCCATTTCTACTCTTGGTGGGACGCTGACGAGTACGAGATTGACCCGTCCACCGTTGTCATTACGGATGAGGATCACAAGTATTTCGACCAGGTAGAAGAGAGGATCGGGCTCGGCCTGAGCATGCGCAAGCGCGCGTGGTATGTGCAGAAGAAGAAAACTCAGGGCGACAAGATGCGCCAGGAGTACCCGTCCACATCGGACGAGGCATTCGAGCAGGCCATTGAGGGCGCTTACTACAGCGCGGAAATGCTAAAGACTCGGGTGGAAGGACGCATCTGCTCTATTCCGGTCATACCATCGGTGCCGGTGCATACGTTCTGGGACTTAGGCCGAAATGACATGAACGCAATCTGGTTCATGCAGCATATCGGAACGCAGTACCGATTCATCCGCTACTACGAGAACAGTGGTGAGAGCTTGGCACACTACGCCAAATACCTGCGCGATACCGGATACTTGCTCGGCGACATCTATCTGCCGCACGATGCCTGCCATGAGCTGCTTGGGCAAATCGATACGGTCGATGTCCAGCTCGGGAAGATGTTGCCCGGCGTGAACATCAAGATCGTGCAGCGGATTCCAAGGGTGATCGAAGGCATCGGCATGATGCGCGATAAGTTCCCGCAGGTCTGGCTTGACGAGACAAGCTGCGCCAAAGGCATCCCGCACTTGGACAACTACCGCAAGCAGTGGAATGAGGCGCTTGGAGTATGGCGCGAAGAGCCGCTGCACGACATTGCTTCTAACGGTGCCGATGCCATCCGGCAGTTTGCCCAAGGATACGAAGAAGAGTCGCGGCTGATCAGCAGCAAGCCGAGAAAACCATTTAACTGGCGCGTAGGCGCTTAATCGAGGTAAAAATATGGTCGAAGTGCCGCAGCTTACAGTTTCAGAATGGGGCGACATCCTCACTGAAATACAGCAGCAGCCTGCTTGGCGCTCGCAGGCTGACCGCGAGGCTGACTATTTCGACGGCAACCAGATCGATGCGCCAACGCTTCAGGCTATGGCCGACCTTGGCATGGCACCTATCGTAGAGAACATCATGTCGCCAACGGTTGATTCCGTGCTCGGACTGGAAGCGCAGAACCGACTGGACTTCGTGGTGAAGGCCGAATACGACGACAAGCATGCCGAGGTTGCCGAAGCCATCAATGTGAAGGTAAATGAGGCCGAGAAGCGAAGCAAGCTCGATGCTGCTTGTACCGAGGCGTTTGCCGGGCAGGCAAAAGTTGGGCTTGGCTGGGTGCTGGTTGGCAAGGAGCACGATCCGTTCAAGTATTCACACAAAGCCGAGTTTGTTCACCGCAACGAGGTGTTCTGGGATTTTAAGTGCCGCGAGAACGATACCGACAACTACCGCTACCTTGTGCGCAGCAAGTGGTACGACGTGGATCAGCTCAAGCTGGTGTTCAAGGACAAGACGGAATTGCTTGATAGCACAGGAACTGCGTGGTCTTCGCTAGATGCCTCGTTGCTGCTGGATGGTGGCAAGAGCACCGGTTTGGCGATGGACTTCAACATCGAGCGCGGATTCACTGTCATGGAGCAGGAGTGGCGCGACACATATCGCAAGCGGCTGCGATTGTCCGAGGTATGGTATCGCCGCTGGGTGACTGGCAAGATACTGAAATCTCCTGATGGGCGCGTGGTTGAGTATGACGAGAGCAACCCGAATCATGTTGCCGTTGTTCAATCCGGATACATTCAACCATTTGAGGCTACCTACTCCAAGGTGAGATTAAGCTGGTGGGTCGGCTGCCACTGCCTGGCCGACATCGAAAACCCGTACAAACACGGGAAGATTCCATACGTACCGTTCTTCGGCAAGCGCGAGGACATGACCGGCATCCCTTACGGTCTTGGAAGGCCGATGATCCCGATGCAGGACGAGGTGAACGCGCGCAACACGAAGATGATCTGGTTGCTGGCAGCCAAGCGCGTGACCATGACCAAAGGTGTGGCCGATGTCGAGCAAGTGCGCTCAGAAGCGGCGCGGCCTGATGCCGTGCATGTGCTGGACGCCGAAAAGATGCGCCAAGGCGGCGTATTCAAGGTTGAGACTGATTTCGAGTTAAACGCCCAGCAGTATCAGGCGCTGGTGGATAAGCGCCAAGCGATCAAGAATGTGGCTGGTGTTTACGCGGCATTCGAGGGTAAAAACAGCAGCGCAAACTCTGGCCGTGCCATTGATTCGCTGGTTAATCAGACTACCCAGACGCTTGCAGTGATCTACGACAACCAGCGCCAAGCGCGCTCGCTATGCGGTGAATTGCTGATGTCGAACATCATTCAGGAGATGGGCGATATAGAGCATGTCGTGACAATCGACGATGGCGCGGGCTCGAATCCGAAATCCGTTGTGCTTAACCAGCGCACCACTGAAGGGATGAACAACGACGTGCAGCGTGCAATGTTGAGGCTGTCGCTGTCGAGTATCCCGTCAACACCGAGCTACCGCCAGCAGCAGTCTTCCGGGTTCGCAGAGATTCTGAAGTCTCTGCCGCCGGAAATGCAGGCGCAACTGATGGATTTCTACCTGCTGTCCACCGACTTCAAGGATAAAGAAAAGGCCGTCGTGCGCATCCGCAAGATAATCGGCGTTGTTGATGGCGAGTCGGAAGACCCGAAAACAATCCAGCTCAAGCAGCAGTTGCAGGAATTGCAGGCGCAACTTGAGGCAGCATTGCATGGGAACCAGCAGGCGCAGGCCGCACTGGATGACAAGAGCAAGGAGTTTGAGCTGAAGAGCCGCGAACTGGACATCAAGGAGAACACCGGCGCTTTGCAGGCGCGCATTGATGCAGAGCATGTCGTGCTCAAGCGCGAACAGTCTGGCGGTCAGCAAGTGGAGCTAGATAACGAGTCCGCTGAGATCGATGCCATTGTGGAAAAGGTCACGGCCCGCATCAATCCGGCTATGCAGCAAATCCTAACCATGCTTGCAGAGATGCGTAATGAGGATGCCAAAGAGGACAAGATCGAGGCGCAACCAATAGAAATCCAATAAAAACATAGTTTTGTAGCACCCGCAGCCCAGCGATACGGGCAACCCCGACCGGCTTAATACCGGTTTTTTTACGCCCACCGCAAGGTGGTTTTGATTACTTCCTTACCGCAGCCCAGCGATACGGGTTCTGGTTATCCAGATAGGAGAAAAGCGATGTCGGAACATAAAGACGCAGCATTTTACTTGGCCAACCCAGATGAACTCGCAGGATTGTCTGCGGATGAGCTGGAGGCGCTTGCCTACCCAGGAGAAGCAACAGGTGCAGCACAGGACGACACGGCGCAAGCCGATCCCGCTCCGTCCGGCGATGCAGTTGCAACAAAGGAAGCAGGCGAACAACCACAACCAGATGCGATTCTGGCGCGCGACGGGAAGCATTTGATCCCAATATCCGTGCTGGATGCCGCACGCAAAGACGCAACCAATGCGCAGGCAGCGGCTAATACCGAGGCTGAAGCAAGGGTGGCGGCAGAGCAGCGCTTGGCTGAGTTGCAGGCAAAAGTAGATGCAATGCAGAGCGGAGACGGCAAGGCTGTCGAAGGAGTTTCTGTGCTATCTGCGGAAGAACTTGCGCAGATGGAAGAGGACTTCCCGACACTGGCCAAAGGTTTCCAGGTGATGCAGGCAGAAATTGCACGACTGCAAGCATTGTCTGCCAGGCAGGAAACAGCAAAGCAGGAAACAGAGATCGATACTGTGGCTCGTACAGTGCAGGACTTGATCGACTCCAACCCGAAGCTGTCTCATCTGCAAACAACTGACCCGACCGGATGGGCAAAGGCTGTCGCCATCGACGATGGGTTGCGAGCGGCAATGCCGGGCACAGACATGGCATCCCGCTTCAACGCTGTCGTAGCGGCATACGAGGCGCAGTACGGGGCTGTTGTTGCACCAGCTAAAACCGAAACGACATCGCAAGAAACACATAAACAACCAGTAAAGAATCAGAACGTGCCGCTCTCAATGTCGCAAATCCCCGGTGGAACTCCGCCGGCTGTCAGCGAGGCCGCCGCACTGCTTGCAATGAACGGAACGCAAGCATTGGCGCACTTCGATGGCATGACCAAGGAGCAGATCGAACGTCAGCTTGATTCGATGCTATAGAGAAATCTCTTAAACCGAAACCAGACCGCCTTTTGGCGGTTTTTTCATTTCTAAAAAGGAAATAAGTCATGGGTACAAATATCGCAAGTGGTGCCGCACAAACGGGCGCAATCGTCGGCGCAGCCTTATTCGCGCAGGCACAGAAAACTACTGGCACGTTCCGAAATCTGGTCGGGCCAACCCCTTCGATGTCGGAAATCGAAGGCAAGTTGGGCAAGCAGCAATCCAGCGCGGCAATGCCTATCGTTGAAGTTAAAGACCTCACCAAAGCAGCCAGCGACACCGTGCGCGTGGATTGCGTGGACGTGGTTGTTACCGAGCCAATCATGGGCAGCCGCAACGCGGAAGGCAAGGGCGCGCCAATGTCCTTCTCCAGCTTCGACACCAAAGTTGACCAGTACACATTCCCGGTGAGCGCTGGCAACAATATGTCGCAGCAACGCACTCCGCACAACCTGCGGCGCTTGGCTCGCGCTCAAGCAGTTGGTTTGATGAGCAAGTATTTCGAGCTGACCAGTCTGGTGCATTTGGCCGGTTCGCGTGGTCAGGCTACTGGTGGCGATTGGGGCATCATCCCGTTGCAGACCGCTGACAACTTTGCGGAAGTCATGGTGAATCCGGTTAAGGCTCCGACCTACAACCGTCACTTCGTCGTGAGTGGTGCAAACATCGTTCAGGGCGGGGCGCAGTTGGCCTCTATCGCCTCGACCGACCTTCTGAAGCTGTCCCACCTCGACCAGTTGCGCAACGTTATCGACAACCTCGATCTGTCCTTGCAGTCGGTCAAGATTGCTGATGACCCTGCCGCAAACGACGAACCGATGTGGGTAATGTACGCCCCGTCCAATGTGTACTCGTCGCTTTTGCAAGAGGGTTCGCTGCGCGCCTTCCAGCAGCACGCCATCAACCGTGCATCGTTCGGCAGCAAGCATCCGCTGTTCCGTGGCGAGTGCGGCATGTGGAACGGCATCTTGGTTAAGAAATTGCCGCGCGCCATCCGCTTTGGAGCAGGCACTACCACCAAGCACATCACTTCCGCCAACGCAGCAGCCGGTACGGAAACCGATGTGACCATCACTGCCGGCCTGACCGCAGGCTACGCAGTGGAGCGCTGTATCTTGTTGGGTGCGCAGGCATTAACGCAGGCTTACGGCAACAACAATAACAGCGGCACGCCGTACACCTGGGCTGAGAAGCTGCACAACTTCGAGCGCGACCCCGAGTTCGCAGTGTTCGGCGTTGGCGGTCAAGCCAAGGTGCGTTTCGATGTCAAGGACTCCACCGGTGCCAAAATCCCCACGGATCACGGCGTCATCGTCCTGGACGTGGCGGCCAAGCAGTCCGTGTAACGACGAGTAGTCGGCCTCTTGAGTGAGGCCGACGCTTTTTATTCGCAACACCTTCTATAAGGAATTGAAAAATGGGTACTCATAACTCTGGTAACACAAAGCCGGTTCATGCTGCCGAATACGGTAACGCGGTCAAGTTCCACGACCAAATCACTACCGTTGCAGGCGATGCCGCAGCTGCGTCCATCATCCATCTGGTCAAGGTTGCAGCCGGAACCGAAGTTGACCGCGTTGTGGTCAAGAACACCGATCTGGACACCAACGGCACTCCGGCGATGACCGCCAAGATCGGATTCGCGCCGATTGACGGCTCTGCCGCCGTAACCGGTGCCGATACCGCAATCGCTGCTGATGGCGTATTCGGCCAAGCTGCGGCAACGACCACCTATGAAATCTTCCCGCCGTATCTGGTCGAGGTTGATTCGTGGCTGGCCATCGTGGTCGGTACTGCTGCCGCTACCGCAGCGGCAGGCACGATCAATGCGAAGGTCGAAGGCATCGCCAAGGGCGTTCGTTAAGCCGTAGCAAAACCACAACAGGGCGGCTTCGGTCGCCCTGTTCCATATTTAGGAGGCCGCAATGGCAAAGATGATCGGAGTCCGCTACATCGGGCTTAAAGAAGAAGTAGAGGACACGGTAACCAACAGTGGTGCCATATGGAAACAGGGCCAGATTCACAACTTCTCGGATACTATCGCGCGCCAGTTGCTTGTGCATACCGACTCGTTTGAGGAAGTGAAGCCGGAAGTGTCAGGCGGCAACTTTCTGAGCGGCAAGGTCGGCGGTAAGATCATCGAAGCTGCCTCATACGTCAATCTAAACGCAATGGGCGTGGATCAATTGCTCCACTATGCCCATGTCGAATTCAACAGAATCATCAATCCATCCGGCAAGACTGAAGGCGAGCTGCGCGGCGAAGTGCAGACGATGATGACCATGGCGACACTGGACGAAGTTCGCCGTGATGGCGAAGTTGTATGCGAAGAGCCGCGCTTTAAGGCGTTCGTCTCTGTAACGCAGGCGGAATTGGACGCACTCAATTCTGGCGAACTCACGGTTAAGCTGGTTCCGTTCGTGCCGGAAGAGGTCGCTGGACTGGTTACGGATCAAGTTGTCCAAGAAGGCGCTGGAAATGTGGATATACAACCCGTAAACGCCGGGCCTTCTGTACCTACAGAAGGTGCAGGCTTAAGCGATGCTGCTGGCAAGTCAGCCATACCGACGGCGGAAGAAATCACTGCCATGAACAAGGCGCAGTTGCTGGCGATCGGCTCATCCCAAGGTATTTCGCTAAACGACTCTGCGCCCGCTGTCACGCTACGCAAGCAGTTGATCGAAGCGCTGCACCCAACTGTTTAACAAGGGGCTGACATGCTCGTTTCCGTTGTTATTGGCCGCGCCGGTACGATTTTGCAAGATGCGACTGGCGTGCGCTGGCCGGAAGCCGAGTTGGTTGGTTGGCTGAACGATGGCCAGCGCGAGGTCGTGCAGGTTCGCCACGACGCATCTGTATCCAATGGGGCAATTACTCTGATAGCTAACAGCGCAAAGCAGACATTGCCTGCTGGTTCGATTGCACTGCTTGGAATCAGCCGCAATCTTGGCACCGATGGGCTTACTCCAGGTGCGCCAATCAAGCTGACGAAACGCGAGTATCTGGATGCGCTGGTTCCGACATGGCATACCGATGCCGGGCAGGCGGCTATCAAGCACTACTGCAATGACGTGCTTGATCCAAAGCACTTCTATGTTTATCCGCGCCCTCATGCGACAACTGCGGTGCAGGTAGAGGCTCTGCTGTGCGTGCTTCCTGCGGATTGTGCGCTGCCAAGTGCAACGCCGAGTGCAGCACTTACGCTGGCTGATGAATATGCGAATTCCTTGGTTGATTACATCTTGTACCGCGCATTCAGCAAGGACACTGAAGCCGCGAGCGCGCAACGTGCATCTGATCACTACGCCTTGTTTATGACATCGCTTGGCGTAAAAACAAAGTCTGATGTAGCGACAAACCCTAACACCAAGACAGGAGCGCCTGCGTAATGGCTACGACACAATTTAGCGCATTTCTGCCAAGTATCCTGATCGATGTTCTTGGCTGTCCGGATATTCTGGTAGAGCGAGAAGTTCGTAATTCGGCAATCGACTTCTGCCGTAGATCACAGGCTTGGCGTGTGCAGCTTGACCCGATTTCGGTGGTAGCCAATGTCGATACTTACGACATTGACCAATACGGCACGGTTGTCGAAAAAATCATTGATGTGTTCTACACCGGCATTCAGCTAACGCCAAAAACGTATGGTGAGATCAACGCGCAGCGCAAACTCGCAATCTCAATTGCACTAGGCACGACATTGGACGGCGTGCTACCAGCGGTCAAATTCTTTGCACAGCAAAATCCATCACAAATCGTTTTGTATGGGATGCCTGATGCCAGCTATGTGGATGGCCTGTTGATAGACGCCGTGCTTGTGCCAACTCGCACTTCAACCGGCATGGATAGTGTAATTGCAGATCGCTATTGGGATGCGATTGTGCATGGGGCAAAGCATCGACTGATGATTGTGCCAAGCAAGCCATGGACAGACGCCAATCTTGCAGCGTGGCACAAGACACAGATGGATAACTTGGTTGATAGCGCAGGCATCGAAGCCGTCCGCGGTTTCAATAATGCGCCGATCAGAACCAAGACATATTTGAGGTAATTATTCGCACCACCAGCTACTCGAAGTAAAGGTTTCACGCATTCCCTGGCGTTACAGGGCGCAACCGCAACCCGCTCTAAGTGGGTTTTTTTACGTCCCAACTATAGGAGATTCAATCATGCCAGGTGCATTTTCAAACTACATGGAAGCAAAGATCGTTGACGCATTCCTGCGCAACACGCCCTACACCCCAGCTGCCACCGTCTATCTGGCGTTGTTCGAGTCAGACCCCGGCGAAGATACAGGCGGCACGGAAACGGCATTCACCAACTATGCACGTCAGGCTGTGGCATGGACGGCGCTTGATGGAGCAGGGCAGACTAAGAACTCCGCTCTGGTAACCTTCCCAGCCAACGGCAACGCCTCAGCTTCTGCGACCATCACCCACATCGGCATCTATGACGCTGCCACCACCGGCAACCGCTTGTTGTATGCCGCGCTGACCGCGCCAAAAACATTGGCTCCCGGCGACGTTCTGGCCTTCGCCGCCAATGCGTGTGTGTTCACGCTGGACTAAATAGATGTTGCTTAACGGCTTCGCGCTCAACAGGGCGGCGCTTAACGGCGCTGCACTGCTGGCGATCCTGTATGGAGGGGTATCGGGTACTGCTGGCGCGACAGGATCTCCTGTGGCGACAAAGACGCAGTATGCGCATGTAGCGGCCAACTCTGGAGTGGTGGTAACGCTCGAAGCTTATGAAAAAGACTATGGGTTTACAGTCGGCTCTGCTGGCGCAGTATCGCTTGTAACGTCAACACAAAGCCATTCAGCAAAATCAGCGCTGAGCGCTGGCGCAACTGGCATTGCGTTCGTTTACAACGCTCGCTTTGCTTACGCTGGAGGCGACTGTTCCGCCACTGGCTACGCGCTGCCAAATAGTAAGCTGGCTGATGTGGCGGCCAGTAGTGGCGTTTCAGGAAGCTTTATTTCAACGCTTAACCAGCATGCCAAATCCAGTGTGTCAGGAACGGCGGCAGGCACGGCGGAAGGGGTAAAGACACAGCATCCAGCAGTGACAACGGCACCAGGCTGCGCAGGGTATGCGGATTGGCAGTACAAGGCATCAGGCGGAAGCACTTGGCTGCACGATGGTCACGCTTGGGCAAGCGCAGGCGGCATTCTTGCGGTGGACGAAACCAAGTACAAGGTTGTCATCGGGGATGGCTTAATTGCCACGGCGGAAGCTTCTGTTGTTGCGCGTGCGTATGTCGAGTGTCGCGCAAGATCATCTACATCCTGCAACGCAACAGCCACATCAGAAGCAATCAGAACTGCCTACGCAACAATGGCAGGTACGGTTGGGTGCGCGAATGTGTCAGTGGCAACCTACAACCACATGGCAAGTGTGGCGGGTGCGTGTGGCGTGCTTTACACACAGCAACCGAACTTTGTCACTGTTGCAGGTACTGGCAGCGCAGAGGGAATCGGAATTGCGTCCGCGCAGATCAACGGGATGATTGTCAAATTTGCAGGCAGTGCAGTGCCATGCGGCGCGACTGGGTTAGCAGCCCCTTATGTTCTTAAATTTGGCGCATTCAGCGTTTCCGCTTCCGTCTCCGTAACGGCGAATGCCTTTGGTAATGCCGGTGTTCACGCCACCACAGATAGAACCATGACCGTGCCAGCAGAAAATCGCGGCATGGCCGTGCCATTTGATGATCGAATTATGAGGTTAACCGCATGATACTCGGAACATTTACCAAGCAACCGGCGGATAAGTTTGATTATGACATCGACTACACGGACTGGCTGACATCAGGCGACAACGTACAGGGCGCAATAGTCTCAGGAGATGCCGGAATTACGATTGATTCGACCTTTATCAATGATCCGCGCATCAAGATTTGGCTGTCCGGCGGCACGGCTGGAGCAACCTATAAAGTGACCTGCACCATGACCAGCTCAGACGGCAGAGTGCGTCAGGACGAATTTAAGATTCGCATCAAGGAGTATTGATAGATGATTCAACTTTTCGCAAATAACGCCGCCAGCCTGCTGGCATCCAGCCTGACCAACGTAGCTACCAGCTTGTCGATTACGGCTGGTGCAGGGGTAAAGTTCCCGTCTCCAACCGGAGGCGATTATTTCAAGGCAACATTGTGCCAACTTTCGGGCGTGGACGAGGTAAATTTCGAGATCGTGAAAGTGACGGCAAAATCAACCGATACTTTTACTATTGTCAGGGCGCAGGAAGGCACAACGGCGCTGGCATTCAATGCAGGCGACAAGTTTGAATTGCGAATCACTAAGGGAACGCTTGAGACGTTTGCGCTGAACTCAAGCGACAACATCAATAACGTTGGCATTCCAGGCGCAGCCGGGTTTGGCGTTGGCATTTGCCCGACGCTCCCAGCAGGGTTTGTTGCAATGTCTGGATACGATCAGCCAGGCACAGACAACTACGGCAACTATCAGTACAGCGACGGCAGTATCATGGTCTGGATACCAGCCTTCTTTTACAAGTACGGCACCGGATCGAATGGTTTTGCAGTCAACATCGTGGATATTAAGCCGGAATCGGCTTACGCGAATGAAGCGGCTGCCAATGCCGCAGGTTATGCGCTACATCGGGCATTTTACGATGGCGGCGCGGTGCAGCGCGGCGTGTTCGTTGACAAGTATAAATGCTCTGCCAATGCTGGCATCGCATCCAGCATCAAAAACGGCATTCCGATGTCGAGCAATTCTGCCAATAATCCGTTCAGCGTCTGCACTGCAAACGGCCAGACGCCGGCACAGTTTTACTACGGCGCTATTGCCGCCGCGAAGTCGCGCGGAAATAACTTTTTCCCCGGTAGTATGTTCATTCGTGGCGCGCTGGCGCTGCTGGCGCTGGCACACGCGCAAGCCTCAACCGCAACGACGTGGTGCGCCTGGTATCACGCCACAAACAACTTCCCCAAAGGCTGCAACAACAACGCGCTTGGCGATCAGAACGATGCAGAACTGTTGTTTGTAACGTCCGGGTACTCAACCGCCAATAAAACCGGCAGTGCGAACGTGCTGGCCAAGACCACGCACAACGGTCAGAACTGCGGCGTGGCTGATGTGAACGGCACGTTATGGGAAGTGTGTCTGGGCATCACGTCCGATGCGACCAACTTCTACGTCCTCAAAACCAGCGCGGCGATGAAGAACATCACATCAGGAAACACCGGCGCTACAGACGCATGGGGCGCTACCGGCATTACTGCGCTATACGACAGCCTCGGCGCGACCTACGGTGCGCTGACTGCATCCAGCACGGCAAAGTTATATGGCTCGGCAACACAGGTGTTTGATGCTGCAACCAGCGGAAATGCGTGGAATGCAGCTGGCGCAGGAATTCCGCTGGTTGGTGGTGTTGGCGGAACGAATGCCTTTGGCAATGACGGTCTATGGGATTACAGGCCAAACGAGATGTGCCCGATTGCCGCGGGTAGCTGGAGCGCCGCGGCGGCCGCGGGGGCGTGGGCGTTGAATCTCAGCACCGTGCGTGGCAGCTCGGCCACCACCGTTGGGTTGCGCGCGGCCTTGTATCTTTGATGCCTGAGCGATAGCGATGGGCATTCACGATGAGGCGAAGCTGGATAAGAAATTCATGGAATTCGCCAAGTTGATGAACATCCACCTCAACCACTTCCCGAAGCATGAGAAGTACGGACTCGCGCTTGAAATCAGGCGTGCTGCCTATGAGATGTATGGCTTTATCGTAGAGGCGCAAAAGCGCTATCACAAGAAAACCGCAATGACCAACCTTGATACCCGGCATGAGCAGTTGCGCATGTTGGTGCGCCTTGCGTACACGCTGGGGTATTTTGAATTCAAGGATGGTCAGCGTGCAGAAAAATCACCATCCGAGTTAGGCGAGCATCGTTATCTCGCGCTGTCTCGGCTGGTGGATGAATTAGGCAGGATGATCGGCGGATGGATTGTCGCCGAGCGCCTGCTTGATAAACGGGAGGCGTCTTAATATGTGCCCGATTGCCGCAGGTAACTGGAACAACGCGGCGAACGCAGGAGCGTGGGCGTTGAATCTCAACAACGTGCGTGACAACTCGAACAACAACGTTGGGTTGCGCGCGGACTCGGTTTCACCTCACAGGCCGCATTTTGGTCATAGTGGAATCAAGGGAGACGCTTTCCGGCGCGTGGTGAAAGCCACGGCGAAATCGGTATGCTTCCGCCTTTCTGGTAGGGCGGAAGATCGTCTCGAAGGTCTGGCGACATGAAGCGTATCGGCCATCTATATGAGCAGGCTTTTACCCGCGAGGCGTTGCTGATCGCATTTCACGCGGCGGCGCGCAACAAGCGCGGCAAGCGTGCTTGCTTCAACTTTGAAAAAAGCCTCGCCAGCAATCTGGACGCCCTCCACAACGAGCTGAGTAACGGGAGTTATAAGCCGCGCCCATACTACAGTTTCATGGTCTACGAACCGAAGCCGCGCCGCATCTATGCTCCGGCCTTCCGCGATCTGGTGGTGCAGCACGCCATCTATCGCGTGGTCGCGCCAATCTTCGAGTGCGGATTCATCGACCAGTCGTTCGCCTGCCGCATCGGCTACGGAACACACAAGGCCGCAGATTACGCGCAGGCCGCATTACAGCAGATACCGCGCGACAGCTACACACTCAAGCTGGACATCCGCAAGTTCTTCTACCGCATCGACCGCAGCATCCTGCGCACGCAGATCGAGCGCAAGATCAAGGATGCCCGCTTTGTTGACCTGATGACGATGTTCGCCGACCACGGCGAACCGGAAGGCATCCCAATCGGGAATCTACTGTCGCAACTCTACGCGCTGATCTACCTGAACCCGCTGGATCACTACATCAAGCGCGAGCTGGGCATCAAGCACTACTGCCGATATGTGGACGATTTCGTGTTATTTGGTATCAGCCGCGAGCGAGCGCTGGAATGCCAGCGCCTGATCATTGATTTCATCCGGCGCGAACTCGGTCTGGAGCTATCCAAGTCTACCATCGCGCCAGTGGCGCGCGGCATCAACTTCGTCGGCTATCGCACCTGGGCTAGCAAGCGCTTCATCCGCCGCCACAGTCTAGGTAATTACCGCGTAGCGATGCGCCGTGGTGAGATTGAATCCGCTGCATCAATTCTTGGCCATGCACGCCATACCCATTCGTTGCAGCACATGCTGCGTTATTCCAAGGAGCAGCACCATGCCAACCATTGTCGCCTACCGCAAATATATCGATCCAGAGATCACGCGCGAACTTCGCCTGCCTGTTGACGGCCAGCATCAATCGCTCGGCACCGAGCTGGCGACACTCGCAGACGGTACAACCTACGTCTGCCTGCCGGACGGCGCGGTGCTGCCAGCCGGCCAGCATGACGAGATCGCCGTTAGCATCCAGACCGTGACGCTGACCACTGCGCAGATTGCCGAAATCAAATCGGTCAGCCCTCATGTGCGACTGATTTCCGACCGGATGCAGCAGATGATCCGTGACGCCTATAGCCTGGAGGATGAGCAGTATTTCTCCCGCATCGGGGTTGGAGTAGCGCTTGGTGCGTATGTATTTCAGGCCGGCGAAATGGACGCATTACTGGCCTTCGGCGCGCATGTCGAGGCTGTCCGGCAGTGGGGTAGAGATCGCCGCGCGGAGATTGGGCTGTGATTGCCATCCTCTACACTATCGCCTACCTATACCTATTCTGGTGCGCCTATGTACTGGTGATGGCTCTATATAGGGCGCACCTCGACAAGCGATTACATGGGACGAATCGCATCCTTGCATTGCCGGTGGTGGCCTTTGGCATCGGGATTGATGTGTTCTCAAACATGATAATCGCGCCGGTGGTGTTTCTCGATCTGCCGCGTGAATGGTTGGTGACGCAGCGTCTTTCGCGCTACATTAAAACGGATACAGGCTGGCGTGCCACGCTGGCCGAGCGCATCTGCAATGGATTGCTGGATGCGTTTGACCCAACCGGAGATCATTGCTGATGACAGGCTTTTCAGTAAGACAATTCAAGTGGATCGCCCCGCGCGCAGAATTGCACTGACCAAGCCAAGCACCATCCAAACCATTCTGATAAAGCAACCAACAAGCCGCCATTGAGCGGCTTTTTATTTTGGATACTCCATGACCGTAATCGCAATCAAGGAATTCGACGGTGAAGCACCAAAGGTAAACCCGCGTCAGCTCCCGGCTACCATGGCGCAGCGCGCGCTGAACTGCAAGCTATGGGCAACGCTTGAACCGTTCCGTGATGTTGCCGCCGTGATTACGCCGACAAAGGTTGGCGCAAATATGTCCATGTACCGGATTGGTCAAGGGTTGGCCGAAACGCTGTTCTGGATGACCTGGGCGATGGATGTAAACGTGGCGCGCGGCCAGATCGCCGGAGATACCACAGAGCGCACCTATTACACCGGTGACGGCGTGCCGAAGGTTACTGACGCATCAATGTGCAGCACCGGAGGAACGAACTACCCAAATGCATCCTACACGCTCGGGCTTCCAAAGCCCGCCGCCTCTCCAATCGCTACAGTTTCTGGTGCCGGAACCGGGCTTCCCGAGCGGCGCATCTATGTCTACACCTACGTTTCAGCATGGGGTGAAGAGTCGCAACCTTGCCTGGCATCTGCTCCAGCGGATGTGCTGGTTGGCCAAACTGTCACGCTCTCCAGCCTATCGGTTGCGCCGACTGGAGCCTATAACGTGGCGACCAAGCGCATCTACCGCTCGAACTCTGGAACATTCGGTACGCAGTTCCAGTTCGTCGCCGAGATTCCAGTAGCCACGACAACCTACGCCGACACCTTGCTTGGAACGGCATTGGGCGAATTGCTGCCGTCCGATACCTGGGCGATGCCACCGGCAACCCTTTCCGGCCTGATCACATTGCCGAATGGAGTCATGGCCGGGTTTGCTGGCAACGAGGTGTGTTTCTGTGAGCCTTACAAGCCCTATGCATGGCCGATCAAGTACCGGCAGGCGACAGATTTCCCGATTGTTGCTATCGGACAGTATGGCGGCGTGCTGATCGTCGCTACGACCGGTACGCCATACATGCTGTCTGGTGTTGACCCGTCCAGCATGTCCATGATCAAGATGGAATTGCAGCAGGCATGCGTCTCCAAGCGCTCAATGGTGAACATGGGCAATGGCGTGTGCTACGCCTCCCCGGATGGGCTGGTATTCGCCACGGCAGGCGGCGCGATGCTGGCGACCAAAGAGCACTTCACCCGCGACCAATGGCAGGCGCTCAAGCCGGATTCGATCCACGCCTATCTGCTCGATGGCCGCTACATCGGCTTCTACAACACCGGCACGGTATCGGGCGGGTTCATCTTCAGCCCGGCAGACGGCAAGGATGGGCTGGTGATGATCGACACTTACGCAACTGCTGGCTACGTTGATCCGGTGCTGGACGCGCTCTACCTTCGGATAGGTGCGAACATCGTGCGCTGGGATGCCCATGCCACGGCGAAGAAAACGCTGACATGGAAATCCAAAGTATTCACCGCGCCAAAGCCGTGCAATATGTCCTGCGCCCAAGCTCTGGCCGCCGCCTACCCGGTGACGGTAAACGTCTACGCCGATGGGGTATTGAAGCGCGCGCAGACGGTGACTAGCGATCTGCCGTTCCGGCTGCCTTCTGGATTTCTGGCGCGCGACTGGGAAATTGAGGTGGTAGGGCAGAACGAGATTTACGCGCTGTTCCTGGCTGAATCCATGACGGAACTGGCAAATGGCTAACCTGCTCACGGCGACCAAGCTGCCAGCGATTCCGCCAGTTCCTGCCGGGTTGCAGCCGCCTGCCTTGTCGCAGGTTCTGGTGGCGGTCAGAGAGGCATTGAACGTGATGAACGGCGTGACCGGCGACCCGCTGGATGCGTCAGTCACCTTCCGCGACCTGATTAACTCCGGCGCACTGTTGCTCAACTACAACGGGCAGACTTCCACCGGAACGGGGATGTTGCCGCTGGGCAGCGGAATACAAGTCGCGGCCACAACGCAGGTTGACTACACGCCTCCGCCCGCGCCGACAGGCTTGATCGCGTCCGGCGCAATCGGCAACATGATCCTTGCATGGGATACCCCAACCTACAAAAACCACGCCTACACCGAGATATGGCGCGCGCAGGTGACATTCACCGCAGGCGTTGCCGACCCCAGCAATATCGGCTTGGCGCAAAAGGTTGGCACATCATCCGGCTATGTCGGCGTGTATGCGGACGCCACGGGCGCGGCCAGTGATTGCTGGTACTGGATCAGGTTCGTCTCAACGGCGAACGTGACCGGCGCTTACAACGCGATTGCCGGGGTGCGCGGAACGACCGCGACTGATCCTGCATACCTGATGAGTCTGTTGACTGGAGCGCTTGGTGATCAGCCGCTCTATCAGTTGGCAACCACGACGGTTATCAACGGGGTGAGCGTGCCGCCCGGCGTGTACATGAAGGCTGTGTATATTCAGGACGGCGTGATCACCAATGCCAAGATTGGCAGTCTTGCAGTCGATACAGCCAAGATAGCCGATGCAGCAATATCCAATGCGAAGATTGCCGCGCTTGCCGTAAGCAATGCGCAAATTCAGGATGCGGCGATCACAACGGCAAAAATCGCGTTGGCGCAGATCACGCAGGCATTGATCGCCAATGCGGCTATTGGGAATGCACAGATTCAGAATGCAGCGATTGATACCTTGCAGCTTGCCGGACAGGCGGTGACCATTCCAGTTAGCTCATACGCTGCTTCTTCTGTTGCGCTTGCCACAACCGATACCAATTGCGGTTCTGCGACCATTATTTCATCTGGAGCTCCAATTAGCGTAAGAGTTGCGTGCCGTGTGGCTATCTCGGTATCGCCAATACTAACTCAGCCGCAGCTATATGTAGCCGGCACAATTACTGCCAACACAACCGTAAACTCTTCTGCAAACGCAACAACCAGTGTAAACACCAACGTCTCTGTAGGCAGTGCGTATTGCACGACTTTCCATAATCATACGGCAAGCGCAAACAGCACTGCAAATACAAGTGTTAATGTCAATTCAACAGCAAATACAAGCGTAAATGGAGGCGGGCAATATATATTCGGAAGCAATGTAGCAGCAGCAGGCTATGCCACTGTTACGGCAAGAATACTTCGGTCGGATGGCGTTTCATTTAATGCGGGTTTGGTGGCGCGCTGTGATGCAAGCACAAACTCATCTGGATTTAATGGCACATTTGTTTTGGAAATTACTGACATGCCTGGCGTTGGAACTTTCACATATAGCGTGATTGCATCCTACGCAACAGGAGGGTCTATCGCTGCGGCATCTGCATCCGTGTCAAATAGAAATGTGAATTTGTTGGAGACAAAACGATGAAAAACTATGTGGTGTATGACAGGCAAGGTATTATTCAAAAGACTGGTCATTGTCCAACCGACATGCTTGAGTTGCAAGCTGGGCAAAACGAATTCGTTATGGAAGGTCAAGCAGACGAAGAGAGCGATCTAATTGATGTTGCGGCAAAAACGGTGTTAAGGAATGCTCGGAAACAGCATACCTAACCTCTTGCATTTCCCCCAAAAACAAGTAGAAGTAGAGGGCACATTCAAACTTTATTGAGGTGTGCAAGTGGTCGATAACCTGACCTATCAGGTAGAGAAATACAGCGACACGCTTCCCGACATGAAGCCGCTGTATAACGACCACTGGCTTGAGCTTGGCACGAACCACGACGTTATCAAGCTCAACATGGATTACAAGCGCTACGAGGCATTGGATGCCGCCGGCGTGTTGCATCTGGTCACAGTTCGCAACCACGGCGAACTGATCGGCTACTACCTTTCCATCATCATGCCGCACCTGCACTACGCCGACGTACTTACGTCATTCGGCGACATCATGTATCTGAAAAAACAATACCGACGCGGATTCTCCGGCGTGCGCCTGCTGAAGTTCGCCGAGGAATCGCTGCGCGCCATCGGCGTGAAATGGATTTTCTCTGGATCGAAGCTGCATTTTGAGGAAGGAAGGCTGGGCAAAGTTCTTGAATTGCTCGGCTATAAGGCGCGAGAGGTTCAATACACGAAATACTTAGGGGGTTAATCATGTTCGTTGGTTGGTACATCAGATTTTTCAAGGCTACATTTATGTGCCATTGGGGGGTTGCGGCATCCATTGCTATTCCCATGATCATTGGTGACAACGGCCAAGGCGATGCAAATCAGGCGTCGGCCAATGCGGCGAATTCAAGCGCAGCCGCAGCGGACAAGCAAGTCGCCATCGCGCAGGATCAGTGGGATATGTGGAAGCAGCAGTACGGCCCGATGAACAATCAATTAACCGGCCTTACCACTGCCGCCGGATCGCCCGCGCAGATTGACCAGGAAGGCGCGATTGCGGATGCAAATGCCACCCAGCAGATCGGGCTGGCGAGCGCCGCAAAGAGTCGCGCGCTTCAGCGCACCGGCGTAAACCCGAACTCTGGGAATGCGCTGGCGCTGGCCACCGAGAATGCCAACAACGAGGCGCTGATGAAAACGGGAGCAGTCAACACCGCGCGCAAGACCACTCAGGATACCGCCTTTGCCAAGACGCTGGATACCGTCAACGCGGGCAATCGCGTGGCCAGCAATGCCACTACCGGGCTTTCATCGGCGACCGCCGGACTTTCTGCGGCATCGAATGCGAGTGCCGGGGTTGCGGCCAATGCGGCAAAAACAAACGAGTCGATGGGTGGGTTATACAACACGATTGGAACAGGTATCGCTAAAGTCTTAACTCAACCGAGTGGATGGGGAGGTGGTTAATCATGGCAATTTCAATGGCAGGACTGGCAAGCACAATGCAAGGGTATCAGCAGGCTGACCGCCAGCGCGCGAGCGATGAAGCGAACACCCGCAAGGATCGGCGCGACCAATGGCAATTCGAGCAGGAAAAGAAGGCGCAAGAGGCGCGCACAAGGGAAGATGCTGTCCTGAATGGCGAACCTGGACTCAGTGCAGTTACTCCAAAAGTGCCCGCAGCTACTGATCAGGCCGCGCCCGTTACCCAGCAGCCTTCCGCCAGCATGGGCGCATCAACGCCGGCATTGGCGCAGCCATCTGCTCAAGCAGCGCCTACCTCGCCTATCTCCTATTCCAAGCAGATGCAGCAGCGCGTGAATGACTACGCCGCGAAGAATCCGAACGACATCAAAGGCATCACCTCGATGCAAGCCAAGGTGGATTCGTTTGCTCAGGGTGAAACAGCAAAAAAACAAAACGAGTTTCTGGCCTATGGAAACGATGCAATCCGCAAGCTGGTCGCCTTCAACGACGTATCTGGTGTGCAGGAACTTATGACGAAGCATTGGCCGGACGGCAAGCAGTACCAGTTCCAGGCGAACAAGGATGGTTCGTATGACGTTGCCGAAGTAGGCGGCACCCGCACCAAGCATTTCAGCAACATGGATGAGCTTGGCAGGACAATTACCAATGTGCTGAGTCCGGCGCAATACCAAGCAGCCCATGCAAAAGCGCAGGAAACCGGCCTTGTGGAAGGTGCAAAATTACCCGCGAAGGTTGCCGAGGAAGAGGCCAAGGCGCGCGCCAAGGCAAAAGGTGATATTGAGACAGCGCAGCAAACCGGCGTAGTGGACAAGAATAAAGCCGATGCAACGCAATCAAGGGCTGCTGCCGGGTTATCGTCGGCATCCGCCGGTGAAAAGAACTTCGACACCGGGCAAAAAAGCGCACTGGCCAAGGTGAATGCGCAGATCGCCGCAACCGATGAAGTTGCCGAGCCATCCAAGTACAAAGAACTGCTGAAGCAAAGAGCGAGCCTTGAGCCGCGCCAAGTCAATGTCGGAGGGTTGCATACCACGCTTGGCGAAAACGATAGCGGCATGAAGGTGCCGATCATTACCGATCCGGTTACCGGCAAGGTGTATCAAGGCGGGAATGTGATCTATGACCGTAGCAGCGGGTCGGCCACTCCCAAGCAAACTCCACTGCCAGCAGCGGGACTCCCTTCAGGATTTAAGCCGCTCTAAGCAAAAGGACATCGCCCAATGGCACAGCAATGGAAAGCAGTTGAAGGCGCTGCGAAGAACGATAGCGGAGAATACCAGGCGCTTGTTGGCGGGAAGTGGCAGCCGGTAGCGGGCGCGGCGAAGAATGACGCTGGCGAGTACATGGCGCTGATGGATGATGCGCCACCCGGATTGCTTGACCGCGCAACCGCTGCTGTAAAGTCCGGCCTGTCTTCCATTGACTCTGCGCTATCCGCGCCGAAGTCTGTGATGGATGGCTATGTCGATGATCGCCAATCGAAGTCGGCAGCAAACCCAAGCCTTGGTCAATCCGGGCTGAGTCAAGCCGGTTATGGACGCGCCGTGAGTATGGCGCGCGCCGGTTCTGTGCCTGAACAGGATGGTGACATTGTGTCCAGGGCGGTCAATGTAGCCAGTGGTGACACTCGGGCTATGGCAGGCCGGCAGGCTGTTGACGATGCCGCAGATCAGATAAAGGCTGAGCAGCAAACGCAGGCCGCGCAAGACAAGGCATTTCGTACTGATCATCCGATCATGTCCGGGTTCGCGTCTGGAGCCTCACAACTTGCCGAATCTGTAGCCGATGCTCCACAGTTCGCTAACGACACCATTAAGGAAGTGGCAATCAACCCATTCATGCGTCTGTTCGGCCAAGAACCATTGAAACCGACTGAGCGATTCTCTATTGCAAAAGACCTTGAGAACACATCGAACGCGCTGCGCCCAGACATTGCGAACAAGAAATTATCCGAACTGAAAGGAATGGGCGATTACACGGACTGGATCGCGGCGCAGGCCGCCATTCAAGCACCGCAAATCGTCGGTTCAACTGGCGCTGCTTTCATTCCAAAGTTGCGCGCCGCATATCTTGGAATGATGGGCGTTACATCCGGTGCATTGCAATACCAGCAAGACCTCGAAAAGAACGTAACTCAACGCCGCGCATGGTTGGACGGAGTAACCAATGGAGCATTCGAGGCTCTAGGCGAGGCGCTTCCGTTCGCGGCGTTCGATAAGATTGGTGCGCTTGTGATGAGAATGCCAGCGTCGCAACGCGCACCGTTCATTGCAGAGGCTGTCAAGAAAACGCTTGCGGCTACCGGGGCGATGGTAGGGCAGCACGCCTCAGAGGGTGTGTCAGAAGCTTTCACGCAGGCAGGTCAAAACGCATCACAGAACTACATTGCTGAAATCCCTACCGGGCTAATGGATAACGTACCCGAAGCTGGAGCAATCGGCGCAATCATGGCGACACCGATGGCCTTGTCTCACGGCTACCACGCGGCGCGTCAGCCGCAATCAGCCGGCGCAGCACTCGGTAATTCCCTGCAATCCGAAGTAGATGGCAATCAATTCGACAAGCGCGCCATCACCGAGGACGCGCTACGTGCCTTGTCTCCCACTGGCAAGCTACCCACGCCGCTCACCGCAAAGGCTGCCGAAGCATCGGCGCGTCAAAAATCTATCGTCACCGGCCAGCCGCACCAGGTTATTGAGCATCCAGCAGAAGCGGGGAAATTTACCGCCGTGCCTGCCACTGTTGCGCAGGAGGTTGAGCAGAAAGCCGCCGCAATTCAGCCAGAGATTCAGGCAGAAGATGCCGCCATGCTGCAACAGGCCGAGGAATTCGGACAGGCACCCGTCGATCACTTCGCCAATGGCGTAACACCCGAGGCGCTGGACAGCCTATTTGCAGAGTCGCGCGCCAAGGCCGCTGCAAAAGTTGCACAACCTATCGCAGCACCGGCCACGCCAATTCAGGAAATCGCACCGATTCAGGTTACTCCATCGACAACAATTCAAGAATTATCGACAACTTTCCCCGACTTCAATACCTGGAAGCAGGGTAAGGCCGGCACGCCTGATGACCTCGAAGCGCAGTGGTTCGCAGATCAAAAGGTGCATGCGAAAGCCAAGGCAATGCAGGACATTATCCCAGCCAATCCGATTGATGCCGCTGCACATGATGCGGCCACCTCACCGCTCAATGACTTGCCCGAGCCAACGCAGGCACAGAAAGAGGCTGGTAACTACAAGAAGGCGCATATCAAGCTGCACGGGCTGGACATTGCCATAGAGAACCCGAAGGGATCGGAGCGCAGCGGCATAGACCCGAACGGAGAGGCATGGAGCGTTGCGCTTCCGGATCACTACGGGTATATCAAGCGCACCAGTGGCGCGGATGGCGATCATGTTGATACCTATATCGGAAACAATCCGGAAAGCCTGCATGTATTCGTAGTCGATCAGGTCAATGCCGACTCTGGCAAGTTCGACGAACACAAAATAATGCTCGGATTTAATAGCGTGGAAGATGCGATGCGCAGCTATCAGGCCGCATTCAACGATGGGCGTGGGCATGCACGCATCGGCTCTATCACACCGATGACTGTTGACGCATTCAAGACATGGCTTAAGGAAGGCGAAACGAAGCAACCTGCTGCGCCTCAAGCATTTTGGAAAGGAAACCATGAAGCATCTGCCGCCAAACCATTACCTACTGACTCGCAACCCGATCATGGCGCAAGTAAAGCCGCTGGGAACATGGTACAGCCATCATCCGGAACTATCGGAAGCGATGCAGCTACCGTGGGAAGAGCTGCTGCTGTGGACGGCGGGATGGCTTCCGGAGAAGCGCAACGACATAGTGACGCAGAGGGTGCTGATGCACGACATGCTGCGGGGAGCGACACGGCAGTAACACCAGACGTAACCGGAGCAATCCGCGCCCACGTCGAGCAGCTTGTGAAGCGCCGCGCGGTCGCACAGCAAATCAAGCGCGGCGATTACTTCGGTGCCGCCCTGCAAGAAGCCAAGAATGCTATGGCCGGCAAGAAGGTATCCGCAGAGAAAATGCGCAAGCACGCCATCGCTTTCGCTTCGGATGTAAAGCTGGCTGACGCATTCAATGGCATCGCCGACGTTCTGGAAGCAAGCAGTCAAGCCAAGCAGCCAGCACAGAAGAAGCCGCAGCGTGCCTCGCATGACTTGTTGCAGCGCATCAAGCAGCTTGGTGGCATTGACGGAACACTGGCGCTGGACATCACCGGCGAGGCGCGCGCGCCCGGCGGATGGAAGTTCGCCTTCAAGAAGGGCGGCACCGGCCTGGACGATTTGGCTACCATGCTGGCTGACGATGGGTTTATGATAGACACCAGCGACGTGGACGGTGGCGTGCAGCAGTTGCGCGACATGATCCGTGCGCACATCGGCGGCGAGCGCAACTTCAAGGCGAAGACGCTGGAAGCGTCGACCGAGGCAATGGCAAGCGAGCGCAACCTGGACGCACTGGCGCAGCGCGCTAACGAGCTGGGCATCAATTGGCGCAACCTATCCGCACAGCAGTTGTCGGATGCCGTGTATGAGGCGGAAGATGCCTTGGCGATGGACGCACTTGATGCGGCAGATAATCCAGAAGAAGCTGCCGAACTGTCAGACGCGGTATTTGATGGCGTGGTAGATGATGGAGATATTGAATTCACAGCAAGTACACCCGACGAAATAGCCGCATGGCTGGGAGAAGATGATGGACAAGAAGGAAATGCAGGAACGGTTCAAGGCGTTGTCGCCGAAGGACAAGAAGCTGGTACTGGACGTAACGGCGGCACGAATCGCCAAGAAGCGGGAGTTGGACAAGAAGTTCTCCAAAGCTACACCGCCGCAGAAGTAACTCAGCGCGAAGCCGCACAGGATGCGCAGGAACGCGCCCAGCGCGCCGAAGAGGATGCGGCAAAGGCGGAGCAAGCCGCAAAGGATCAAGCCGCGCTAGATGCCAAAATCAAGGCGCGCACCGACAACCCAGAGAACTTCAAATTCGGTGAAAACAGCAAGCAGGCCGCAGCGCCGGTTTCCGACCTGTTCAATCAGCCGTCCGCATCAAGCAACCTAGAACTCCAGCGCGTCATCAAGAAGGCTTACGAAGTCGGCGTAAGCGCCGCGCGCATCAGCGAGATCGGCAATGACATTCCTGCGCTGACAGAGGAAATTGGCCGCGCCGTAATGGCGATGGGCAGCAAGCAAGCGGCAAAGCCAACCGCGAAGCAATCCGATAATGCCCTGACTGCCGCGCTGAATGAGTACGAGGAAACCGGCGAAATTGGAACAGTCGATGAATTGGCTGATCGCATCGAGTCTATGATTGACGAAGGCACTGCGCCTGAATCGTTGACTGAAGCTATAAAGCAGTACCGAGACGACCAAGCATACGACCGCGAGCTATCCGGGCGCGGCGACATGGATGCGGCGGAAGTAAGGCTGATTGCTGCGATCCGTGCGGCGTCAAATGAAAGCAAGCCAGAAGAAATCCTCGTCAAGCAGCCGTACAACGTCAACACGATGGCCGGTATTGCCGAGTTCGAGCAAGCGAAAGAAACCGCATCCAGCGCCCCAGAAAACACAATCATCCGCGTCCGCATCGAGAAGGAAGGTCTGTATGAGCATGATCCGGTAAAAACTCTCTACGGCGCATTTGTGGCGAATGGCGACGGCACAGCAACATGGGCGCAAGCCACATTCCCGGCATCGAAGGAAATCCCATCTGATGCGGAGATCATGGAATTGGCAGAATCAATCCGACTGCGCGACAAGGAAACCGAAGCCAAGATTGCCGAGCAGTCGCGCAAGAACAAGGCTGGACTGGCCGACAAAGGAATTGTGGTCGGGCTGGAATTGCAAAGCCCGTCAACCTATGTTCCGGGCAAAAAAGGCATGACCACGTTCACGCGCGCCAAAGTGGTGGCGATTGACGACCACGGAATTGCAGAGGTTCACGCCACACTCAAGGGATCGGGTAAGACCTATGTGTTCAAAGCGGATGCCGATAGTAGGCTGTTCGAGAAACTGGCAGAGAAAACTGAATTAACACAAGCCAAAAAACTCGAAGTCCTGAAAGCCCAGGCACAGGGCAAGATTAGCGGCGATCAGGCCGATGCGATGAAGCAATTGGCCGATGCCGGGGAACATGCGGCAGTGGATGAGGTGCTGAAGCCAGCGCAGGCCGAGCAACCCGAAATTTCTGATTCTGAATACGATACGCTGATAGCGAGAGCAGAAAAAGAAAACTCGCTTGAGCCAAGATCGATGCGCAGAGCCGCATTTGTTGAAGGAGTTAATGACGGGATGTACGGAAACCCGCAGAAGCGAACAAATGCAGACGCTTACCGAGAAGGTTACGCATGGGGAATTGAGAATAAGCCATCCAAGGCCGAGCAACCAGCCAGCGTAGAGGGTGCGCCTATCGAGGATTTTGGCGAAAAAATATCCGGTGCGCGCAAGGAATACGCCGCCGCCTACAAAGATAAGATGGATGCCGCGAAGGGCATGGACATTCTCGCACAGCCGCTGTCGAAGTCGTGGCCAGAGCCGGACTATCAGAAGCTGGTTGATGCCGGAAATGACAAGAGCATCGTCGGGCTGGTGCGCTCGATGCGCGACGAAATCCCGAATAAGCCCGGCAAGTCATACCGCCAAAAGACCTGGGCGGCACAAGTTGAACTGCTGCGCGACACCGCCGACAAGCTGCTGAACGATCAAGCATTCGCGGACAAGTTCGTCAGCGACATGAAGAAGGTTGAGCATCTTAAACTGGATGATGTAATTAATGGCCGCGCCGAGCTGTATGCCTTGCTCGGACATGAAAAATCCCTGAAGGGAATCCGCATATCGCGCAGCCAGTATGGCGTTTACAACGGCGTCCCATTTAACCCGCCTAAGATCATTTGGGAAGTCACTAAGGATGCGAAGGCTACTGCGTTCGGCAACATGCCCAGGACGCTCGGCAGCGGCGACACGCGGCAGGCTGCAATCGACTCGTTCACCAAAGCATATTCCACGCTGGATACCAGCAAAGAGAAGGACAACAAGACCAAGTTCGACCTGTACGCAAATAGGTACGCCAAGGCTGGCGACAAAGGGCAGTATTTCATCGGCAAGAAGGTGGGGCGCAACGTCATTCACATCAAGGACGGGCTCGATACCGTTAAGGAAGCGCGCGTCTACGCGGCAGAGCACAACGATGAGCTGACTGCCATCCTTGAGCAAAAGAAGGCAATACCCAACGAGCGCTACGACACCAACCAGCCGCGTGTTGGGCAGGATATGCGCAACGGGCAGGATGTCACGCCGCAGATGTTCTCAGATGCCTTCGGCTTCCGTGGGGTGCAATTCGGGAATTATGTGGAGGGCGCGCGTCGGCAGAAAGACTTGAACGATGCCTACGATGCGCTGATGGACTTGGCCGCCGTGCTGGACATTCCGCCCAAGGCGTTGTCGCTGAATGGCGAACTCGGGCTGGCCTTCGGCGCACGCGGCACAGGCGGAAAGAACCCGCATTCCGCCCACTATGAATCCGGCCAAGTTGTCATTAACCTAACCAAAGGCAGCGGAGCGGGCAGTCTGGCGCATGAATGGTGGCACGCACTAGACAGCTATTTCTCGCGCGTTGCGGGGAAGAAAGACGATTTCGCCACTGACCGACCAGATGTCTCGCTGGCCGCGCGCGACGCGAAGTATTATTTCAATAATGACGGCATCCGCAAGGAAATGATCGAAGCGTTCGGCGCGGTCGTGAAGGCCATCAACGGAACGGCCATCAAGCAGCGTTCCGGCTCGCTCGATGCGCGCCGCACGAAAGAATACTGGGGCACCGGCATTGAGATGTCAGCGCGCTCATTCGAGCGCTACGTGATCGCCAAGCTGCATGACAACGGATTCGCAAACGATTATCTGGCAAACGTGGTATCGGAAAAATACTGGAACGCGGCAGAAGCATTGGGCATCGGTGAAGGTGGAAGCTACCCGTACCCGACAGAATCAGAACTGCCGGCCATTCGCGGCGGGTTCGATAAGTTCTTCCAGACCATTGAGTCCAAGGAAACCGACAAGGGCGTGGCGATGTTCAGCCGAGGCGAGCAGGTAGGCGGCCAAACCGTCGCCTCCGTCACCAAGTCCACCGCCCAACTCCGCGCCCGCTGGCTTGGCTTCCGTCGCGTCAAGATCGTGCAGTCGGTTAAGGAAGTTCCGAACGAAATCTATCTGCGTGCGCTGCGTGCGCTCAAGCCAATCGATCAGGGCACAGAAGGGTTTTACGATCCCAAGACAAACACTGTCTACCTGATCGCGGACAATATCGCATCGCCGGAGCGCGCGGCGTGGGTCGCAATCCATGAGGTTGTCGGGCATGGCGGGCTGCGCATGCTGGATGCAAAGGTGGCAGAGCATATCGACACCTTGGCGAAGAACACTACCGTAGCAAAGCTGGCGCGTGCGATTGCGGAGC